TCAAATCCGGTCCCCGCTACCATCTTCAAAAGCATCGCCAGACACCTTTAACAGTGCTGGCGATGTTTTTATTTGTCCCCACACTTCATTCCCTCGTAGCTCCAAGCCAACCCTTCCGAATATCTGACCCATTGCCGCCCTGGCAACTTCGGGCTCCCTTTTCAACGCTTCCCCAAGATTTAGCAATTGCTGTTTGAATATGCCGCGAATGTCTGGCACCTCCGTTATCTGTTCGCTTGCCCCGGCAATTTCGTTCAGTGCATCGCGTTCGCGTTCCGCTGCTCTTAGTCTTGCGCTTAATGCTGGCGACGAGCCGACCGAGACGATGGCATCCACCATCCTCGCTATCTCTTTCTCCACGTCGGCTAGGCGTGCTTTGGCGTCACGCACCTTTGATGCTCCATTGTTCGCTTTTAGCTGCTTACGAAACTCGCGCTCATACATGCGGGCCGCTGCTGGTGATAACAGGTCTTTGCGAACGATCGACAACAGCCGCTTTTCGACGTGATCACGATTTAGTCGGTAATCAGGACAAGCTGACGGGCCTACATTGTGGTGGATACTGCAGCCGTAATAGTTGCGGTCGCGTCCGGCCATTGGGCCTCCGCAATGCGGGCATCGCAGGATGCCGCCAAGCAGGCTTTTCATCGGTCTTACCGACGTCTTCCGGCCGTATTCATCGCGTCCGCTATCGATGCGATGGCGTACCTTGGCCCAGGTGGCTTTATCGACGACTCGAAGCTCGGGCACATCGACGCGCTTCCATTCCGACTCGGGCCGTTCTATCCGCTTGCGCGTGCCGGTGTCGGGGTCTTTGACCCACTGCGAACGGTTCCAAGTATAGATGCCCGCGTACAAGCTGTTGTTGAGCATGCCGGTGCCTTTGACCGGCGAGCCGTACACGCCTGAGACCGTCCACTTTTGCCCCCTTGGTGATGGCGTGCCGTCCTCGTTTAACTGGATGGCGATTGCCCGATAGCCCTTACCCTCGGCAACGGCCTGGAATATCCACCGGACCACAGCGGCCTCGGTTTCGTTGATGACGTACTGGCTACCCTGCTCAGTTTTAACGATGTCGTAGCCGTACAGCTTGCCCCCAGCGATAAAGCCCCGGTCAAACTGACCAGACATACCGCGATGCGTTTTGGCGCGAAGGTCATCAAGATAAATCTCGTTGATCAGCCCGCGCACGCCACGCATTACCTTTCGACCTGGCGCCTCTGAGTCGTACCCGTCGCACACCCCGATGATGCGAATGTTGCGATGCTCAAGCCGGCGGACGATGCTTTCCTGCTCTACCTGATCACGGCTCAAGCGGTCGAGCCCTTCCAGCAGCAGCACCTCGAAACGCCCAGCCACAGCATCAGCCAGCAGGGCCTTACCGCCCTCTCTGCTGCCTACCTGCGTCGAGCCGGACACAGCACCGTCATGATGCATGGACACAATCGTGAAGCCTTCACGAGCCGCACGCGCACGGCATACGCTTAGCTGATCATCAATGCTCGTGGAGTCCTGTTTCTCGCTGCTGTACCGGGCGTAAACGACGGCCTGCATTGTCCTTCTCCTTTATGTGTTTCTGCGCTGCCTGCTGTGCTAATAGCCGAATGATAGCCGCTTGGCCCTCACCTATTGTATGAAAATCGGGTTGAGCGCTCATTGTGCCTCCCCTAGAAACGAAGAAACCGCCCTGGTGGCGGCGGTTAATTTAGATTCATCTGGCGAACTCTCTCGCGTATTCGATCAAAAGGCAGCTTGTTCAGTCGTCGCTCTACACGGGTGCTGAGGCGTCGGTTGCTGCGATTCTCATCCTTCACCTTTTGCAGCATGTTGAGCTTTTCTACTCGCGTGCTGTAATCGGAACGCTTAGCCGCCATGGCTTTTAGCTCTGCTATATGCGCCCGCGATATCTCATGCAATGTGCTCATGAGCCCCCCTGCTTTCTATGCGCTTCTCGCTCAGTACTAGATGCAGCAGATATTGGACTTAAGTAGACCGGATGACCGCCCCCGAAACGGCCTGTTCGAAAACGTGTGGGTTCGCCTTCATTGGACAATCCGACATAACCAACGGCATTTACCGGAAAATCCGCGAGCGCTGCTTTCCATATTTCCCATGCAGCCTCTACATCATCAGGCCCGGTAATTGCCTCCATGTCGTAATGGTTGTTGAACCAAAGTTCAAATCTCTTCCGCTCTGCTTGTTCAGATGAAATCATCCTAGACACTCCATGACGTAGTATTCGTCCCACACGAACCGTGTATTGGCAGCCGCTTTCAATTCCCGCATCAACTGCTCACGCAGCTCGTACAGTTCGGCCACTTTCTGCCGCTGGCTACACTCCGCTTCGTTCTCCCGTGTTTCTGTGCCGTCGTCATAACGCAGCACCAAGCACGCCGTGACTCGCCAGCGCATCGGCGCATGGGTGGCATAGTCCGCGACCGATGCCCGCTTATCGGCGGGAACGTGGGCAGGGAACGTCCATTCGCCCTCGAATTTACCGTCAATGTGCCGCCCGTTGGCCACGACACCCTTGGCCCACAATCGAGCGCGGTTTTCGTAGGCATCGCGCTGCTTGCGGCTCATTCCGGCGTAGCGGCGGTTGGCGGCGCGCTTTTCGCGGGCGCGGCGCTGGGCGCGGTTGAGCTGTGCTTCTGGCTGCATAAATCCTCCGGGCGGAAAAAAGCCGCTCATTGGCGGCCATAGTCTCTAAACAGTCGTGTCGTTGACATCCTCCCCGCCCTTTAGGGCGGGGATTCCCACTTCTGGACGGCGATGCCCCGCCGCGAGACCGAGGATATTCCGAGCCGCGTTCACGTCTCGGTCATGGAAGACACCACATTCCATGCATTCCCAGTCTCTTATTCGCAGCCCACTTACGCCTTGTGGCCCGCTGAGCGAGCCGCAAGCCGAACAGGTGCGGGTGGTGTAGCTTTCTCGCACTTCCTTGAACACGATACTTGCGTGAGCGCATTTGTATTCCAGCATCGTTTTCAACTGGCCCCATCCGGCATCGAGCACGGACTTGGCCATTTTGGTCTTTGCGAGTTTTTGTGAGCTGACATCGCCCACGACGATTTCACCGTACTGGTTGACCAGACGGCGAGAGAACTTGTGCAAGGCATCCTTGCGACGGTTCTTGATCTTGGCGTGAATGGCCTTCACACGCTGCTTGTTACGGCTGCGTTGAGCAATCGCCAGCTTGTCTTCCATGCCGCGATAGAAGCGTCCGTTTTTCAGCTTCTCACCATTGCTGCATGTGGCTATGTCTTTCAGTCCGAGGTCGATGCCTACCACGCCTTGCCCAAGGCTAGGTTTACTATCGGCATCCACGACAACATTGAAATACCAGCGTCCGCGCGCATCCTCATTGAAAGATGCAGAGCGGAACTTGTACTGACTCAGCCCGTAGCTATCCCAGACCTTGAAGTAGCTGCCATTGTGGAATACCTGACCGTTCTTCCACTTAGCTGCGCCGGTATTGACCGGAATCCAGCCAAGTGAGCGGCGGACGCCACGCGACTTACGCCAGGTGAGACGAGCCTTCCTGAACTGCTTGCGGCGGGTGGCGTATTCGGCGGCGATACACTGCAAGGTTTGGCTATGCAGGCCAAGCTCCTTGCCGGCGCCCTTGGTATAGGGATGCAGGTCATAGGCCGACAGAAACAGACCGCGCTCACGAATCGCTCTTGAACTTAGCTCGTTGAGGTAGTTCCAGACGAAATTCACGCTGCGCGCCATGCGGTTAAGCTGGGCAACGTGCTTGTCTTTTACGCGAACTTTTAATGTCTTGGTCTGTTTCATAGCCACATGACGCCTGTTATCATGTTGCCGATATTAACCCATAAACAACATGGTGACAACATGGCAAAAGCTATCCTTCATATGAAACTCGACGCTGAACTGAAGGAGGAGCTAAAGCGGCTGGCTGAAGCTGAGCATCGTAACCTTTCAAATCTTGTAGAGAAGGTTCTGATCGAGTACGTAGAGCAACACAAGGGGCGCTGACGCGCCCCGCACTATCCATCCCCGCACTAGAAGTACGGGGTCTTTCGCGATTTTCGATAATCGCCACAGCCTGCGCCGCCTTGATTCAGCGACGATGCGGCGGGCGTTGGGTAGCTGATCGAGCATGCTCAAACTCCGTGCAGCGCACGATGACGCGGCTTTTGCTCTTGCTCATGGCGGGCATGGTGGAAAAGGGAAGGCGGCTGCAGTTGTCGAAGGTGTGGCGGCAGGCCATGCACATGCCGCCCTTGGGCTGGTGGGTCATTGATGGCCCTCGGCTTTCTCCGCTTGCTCACGCATCCATTCGGCGCATTGGCTCGCGTCCCACATATCCCCAGCTTCGGCGTCTGGCGCTTCTTCTGCTTCAAGCATGTCAGCGTATTTTCTGAGAACTTCTGCATCGCGGCGGGCGAGGCTGGCAGTGGGCGCATCATTAAAAGCGTCACGATATTCGTCATAAGGTAAGGCGCTTTCATCTCCATCTTCTATTGCGGAAAACGTCTTAAAGAGAACTTCGTTTACCCGCGCCGAGTGCGCCATATGCACGTCACGCTCGGTCTGCGTTTTACGTAAGCGACCTAGCAAGCTGTCAATCTCTTGCTGGTGATAGCTTGCATCTCTGGCCAGCGCCGCCTCCCGCTCGTCCGCCTTCTCCCTCAGCTTGATCTGCATTTCCTCGGCGGCTTTGTGCTGCTCGACCTGGGCTTCAAGCTCGGCGATGCGCTCGGTTAGTTGCGCATTGGCTTCACGCTCGCTTTCCAGCGCTTGCGGGCTGCACTCGGCATAGAGGCGCTTGGCCTCCGCTTCCATGTGCGAGCCATGCTGCTTGGCTGCGTTCATGCCCATTCTGGCGGAACTCGCTTGCCGCTTGATGATGGCGTCGTGGACGTCCTTGCGCACATACTCCACGGCCTCGCTTGGGTCCATGTCCAAGCCTGGCGCGGGGTCATCGCACCAGGCGTAGCCAAGCCGACCTTCGCTGGCGTCCGGCACCAGATAGATGCGCTCGACAGCCAAGTGCTTGATGTCGTTAATGTCCATTTTAGGCTGCCCTCATAGTTGCCAGTTGCCGCGCCTGCTCGGCCAGCTCTTTGCGCAGGTCTACGTTTTCGGCCACCAGCGCATCGTTCTCGCTGAGCAACGCAAGCTTTTCCGATTCAAGCTCCTCGTTCCGGTCTGTCAGCTTGTCAATAATTCGCTCTAAGCATTCAAGGTTTCGTTCCATGTTGCTCTCCGGTAATGATGTAACGGTCGCGGCTCGGGCCGACGAGCGGCTGCTGGCCGGGCTCCAAGTGCCAATCGAAACGGTGCAGGCATCGGTCGCACTGCTTTTCGTTGATCGATCGGTAGAGGCGTAGGCGCGTGCAGCCGCAGCGCGGGCAGTGTTTGGTGGTGGGCTTCATGCCGTATACCGCGTGGCGAAATCGCAAATGTCGCGGGCCGTTGACAGCCCGCATCCGTAAGCTTTAGCCAGCGCTCGAAGGCTCATGCCCATTTCGCGATCAGCACGCATACTGCGAACTTGGCTATCGGTAAGCTTGGCTCGATGATGGCATTCACCGACGCGGTGGCCGGTATGGTTTCTGGATACATGCACAATCATGCTCCTGCAAACATGTCCATGGGCGCAGCCTGGGCGTCTTGGAGATTGCGCACTGCGAGCTTCCAGTAACTCTCTTTCAACTCCACCGCTACAGCTTTGCGGCCCATTTTTATGGCGCTTACTGGCTCGCTGCCGATGCCGCCGAATGGGCTCAGTACTGTGTCTCCAGGGTTGGTCCACAGATCAATTGCTCTCTCGATCACGTCAAGCTGTAGGGGGCAGATGTGGCGCTCGTCGTCCGGGTCGCGCCCGTCTCGAAAAGCCAGCGTCCGACTGGGGTTGATATCCATCCAGACCGGTGAGGCATAGCGCTGCCAGCGCTCCACCGGGAAGGTTTCGTTGGTATGGCTGACTGGCTCTGGGTTCTCGCCTGGCTTTCGCATGGTGACCAGGTAATCAGGGATACCCTGTCGACTCATGGCTGAGTCTTTCTTGATCTGCTTGTGCAGCAGTCCCAGCGCTTTAGTGCGCTGCATAGCGGTCACCGGGTCTTTCCAGATGCAAACCTCGCTATGGAATATCCACCCTTCGTCGATAAACGCCTTAATCAACTCCCCACGAAAATCTTTCAGACCGATGTAGCCATCGCGCACCTTGCTGGCTGGCAGGTTCATGCAATGGAAGGAAAGCAGGCGTCCGGGCTTGGTGACCCGCATCAATTCACGCACCAAGAACCGGAACTGCTCGCTGAATTCCTCGTCGCTCTGGACGTTTCCCATATCGAAGTCGCTGTTGCTGTAGGTGTACAGCGATGCGAACGGCGGGCTAAAAATCGTATAGTCGATACTCGCATCAGGCATGCCGCTGATCACGCTGACGCAATCCCCGTTGTACATAGCCCAATCGGGTCCAAACTCCTGATTTAATACTTTCATGATCACCTCGCTATGCCACCCATGCGGGCAGCACCATTTCGTGCTGTGGTTCGTATTCGGTCTTCTCGATAGCGGCAGAGGAGGCAGGCTTCTGCATCATTAGGGCCATGTGCTCGACCATTGACGCCTGCATTTCTTCCATTTGCCGCTCTTTGCGTTCGACGTTCTGTTTGATCGCGCCCAGGCTTTCGGCGCTGACGATGTGGCTATGCACTTCTCGGGTCTGACCGAAACGCCAGCATCGGCGCACGGCTTGATACATTTGCTCGAATGAGTCATCCAGTCCAACAAAGGCCATGCGGGCGCAGTGCTGTAGGTTTAAGCCCATTCCCGCGATAGAGGGCTTGGTGACCAGTACACGAATGCTGCCGTCGAGGAACCCGTTGATGGCCTGTTCTTTTCGCTCGATGCTGTCGCTGCCTCGTATTTCCACTGCGCCATGTATTGATTTGCGCAGCAGATCGGATTCGTCGTTGGTGTGGCACCAGATCAACCAAGGCTCGGAAGGCTCATGAGCGACTATTTCAGCCACCTTGGAAACGCGCTGCTCTAGCGTTTCTTTCTTCGCCTGACGTCGCTCAGTGAGGCTCTGAGCAATGCTGGTGAACATGTCGTTGCCGTATTGACTGGATACCAGATGCTCGTGGGTGTGAAGCGTGGGAAGAATGTAGCCTTCGTCGGAAAAACCTAGGTCTGAAGGCATGCGGATAGTGACCGCCCAAGACGCCAACCACTGCCAAAACTTCTTTCGGCCATGACCCTTTAAGCGCCACTTGGCGGTATCGCCGCCATCGTGCGTGAAGAACATGGCCAGCATTTCATCCATGCCCATGATGCCGAGGAACTCAGACTGGTTACCCAGCTCCATGTAATCGTTCGGGCTGGGTGTTGCGGTGCACGACAGCCGGTAGGGACATCGCTTCCACTCGGTGATGATGCGGGTTCGCGTCTTGCCGTCGCGGTTTTTCAGGATGCTGGATTCATCCAGCACGATGCCTGCGAAAGCGTCAGGCTCGAAGTTGTCCAGCATTTCGTAGTTGGTGACGTATATGCCCTCAGGGCTGCCGGGCATGTCTCGGACGTATTCAGCGTGCACACCAAACTTGGCAGCCTCGCTAACCGTTTGGCGAGCCACGCATAGCGGTGCGGCAATCAATACCGGCTTGCCGGTATGCTCGGCAACGTGACCGGCCCACGTGGACTGCATGGCCGTCTTGCCAAGCCCTGTGTTGGCGAACACGGCGGCGCGCCCACGGCTTAGCGCCCACTTCACGATGTGACGCTGAAATTCCATCAACTGCATGCCGCCGAATCCTATAGCGTCATGATCAATCGTGAAGCCGCTGGGCTGATCCAGCTTCGTTTTACCCTTAACGAACTCTAGGTATTCGACATTCATAGCCACCTCCCAGATAGTAAAAAGCCCCGCTAAGCGAGGCGTTAAGCTCTGCGTTGTTCGGCGGCTAGCTGCCTGCCGATTGTGTTGTGCGGCCATGACTGCCACGTATCGGGCGGGATAAACCGCTTGAGCGTTGTGCAGTCGATGCCGATGTCAGCCGCCAGGTCTGAGCGCGCCAAGCGCCTTGCTTGATACAGCGCGATGACCTCGACAAGCGGATTTCCCTGCCGACTCAGAAACGCCTCAACGGCTATCTTGGGGTCGCTGCGAGGGCTTCGGATGCCGAGCTTGCTGGCCATTCGGTGAACGCTGCCCTTGGTGCGGCCCAGCATCACGCCGATGTGCTCAGCGGACAGGCCTCGCGCATAGCCATCACTTAGAATGGCGCGCTCTATCGTTGTCCATTCGCGGTTGCTGGCCATGGGGCCTCCAAAGAAAAGGCCCCGTAGGGCCTCGTTGTGGTAAGCGCTTAGGGCTGGAAGGTGCCCAGCAAGCACTCGCTTTCTGGCAAGCCGTCGGTCACCAGCTGGGCGAACTCGGCGGCTGCCTCCTCTCGGAAGGCGTCAAGCGCAATGGCGCGAAGCCCAAACGAGGGGCCGCCTTTGGTCTTGCTGGATACGCGCATGGCCAGCGCCCGCTCTTGCAGGCCTTCGTAGGGCGTCAGCTTCCAGTAAATCACCGTCGGCAAGCGCTCGGCGTTCTTCACTGTGACACGGTTCATGACGCCGACCTGGCTTGAATGCTCCTGCTTGTCGCTCTCAATGCTGGTCAGGTCATCGAGGCTGACCTTGCGCACGGCGTTGAGCACCTTGCTGCGTTCGAGGTCTTCGCCTTTGTTGTTCTCAAACGTCATCAGGTGACCCCAGTCTTCGATCAATTCCACCATGTCGTCTTGATCAAAGGTGCGGCCATCCGCACTCAGGTAGGCGCTGAACTCGGGCGTCTTCGGCAAATCCAGCGAGGCCGAGTGATCGCAATGCCCGGGCGCTTCTTTGTTTCCGATGTCGAGGAAAGAACGAGCGGCCATGGCGTCACGGTCGATGAAGACGGGTGCGTTGGCCTGCTGGCCAGACACGTAGGTGATGAAGTCTTTCAGGCCTCGGGTGGCAAATTTGCCGCGAAAGCGGCGGCGCTGGTCTTGATATTGCTCCATGTCGACCAACTTGAAGTCTTCGCCGACGATCAGTGCTTGACCATCGGCAGCCAGGGTGCCGGTCTTGTGACCGGCTTCGAGGTGTTGCAGGGCTTCTTTGGATAACGTCATTAGTGCTGCTCCTGGTTAGTGTTGGTGTCTTTGCGGTGTGTGTGGCCGACCATGTCCATCTGGTTCTTGGGCTCAAGCGTCATTTCGCCCCCGGTGTTGACGAACATCACCGTCTCGGTGGTGTGGTCTTCGGCTTGGGTGCCGTGCTCATGCGGGATCTTGAACGACAGCTTGTGAGCGATGCCGACACGACCACCCGAGCCAATATTAGTGATCTCCATGTCGATGGTGACCTTGGCCTTCTTCTTGGGGTTGTCGGTGGCAGCGGCTGCGGCGTGACTGAGGATGACCCCCAGTCGTTCCGCGACTACGCCGCCGTCCAGGTCTTCCATGAATTTGGTTACATCAGTGGGATGTGACATTGCGAGTTACCTCATCGAGGTGGTGGGTTGAAAGGGGCCGGCGGCCCCGGGTGGGTGAACTGTTGGCGTTAAAAAGCCCCTGCGTGAGGGGGCTAGGCTGCGTGTAGTTGCTCCATCGCGTCGTCATAGCCAGACCAGTTGTCGACGCCTGCGGCTTCAAGCGCTAACAGTTTGGCCTCGGCTTCGAGCAGGCGGTCGTATTCCTTGCGAGTGATCGTAACCTGATCGGGCTGCGATACCTGGCTGCCGCGCTGAACGGCGGCATTAAGACGTGTGGTGTCGATGGGTTTATGCTCGGCGGCTGCCGGTAGCGGTTCCGGCTCGGGCTCAGGTTCTGGCTTGCGCTTCTCTGATTCTTCGGCCTGGCGATTGGCTTCCGCCTCGCCTGCCTCACGCTTGGCCTTGGCCGCCTCCTCCTGGCGGATAGTCTCCCGCTCTGCGTCCAGTTTCTTTTGCTCCGCTTCCTTTTGCTGGGCGATGCGGGCGGCGATCACCGCTTGCAGGTCGTCACGCTTTTTCTGAATGAGGTCGCGCCAGTCGCTGAACAGAAAGCCGTAGCCGCCTTGCTCTTTGTCGAGCAGTACCTTGTTGCCGTTGATCTCATTGGCTAGCTGCTGGCATTCGATCTTGGCGCGTGCCACTTCGTCATCGGCTGCGGACTTCAGGGTCGCGATGGTCTTCTTGCCCTTCATTGCGCCCGCAATGTCCAGGCTGTGCGAGGGCTCAATCGGGCAGTTGAGCGACGCCAGGAAGCTTTCAAATGACTCCGCTGCCTTGCGCTGGATCTCAATGCGCCGGTTTTCTTTCTCAGCCTTCACCAGCTTGTTGAGGTGTAGGCGCTTCTGGCGCATCGTCTCCCGCAGCTCTTCGATAGTGCTGAACAGCTCGGCGATGCTGGCCGTCTGCTCAAGGGCGCGCTGCTTGCTGTCATCAAGCTGCTTTTCGCCTTTCTGCAACCACTTCACCGTGCTATCCGCGTCGGCAAAGTCTTTGTCGGTCACTAGCTCGGTTTTGATGCCTTCGATCATCGCCAACGCTTTGGTTTTGAAGTCGGGCAAGTTGCTAGCCTGCACGCCGCCGGTCATCTGGATGCTAAGCGCGGGCAGCTTGTCCGGCGTTTCGCCCTGCGGCGCGATCTTCTGCTCCTGGGGCTCGTAGGCTTCCAGGTCGGCTTTAAACTGCTCCCATCCCGCCATGAGCGAGGCGATACGCTCCGGCGTGGTTTCGTACCAGAACCAGTTGCAGTCGTCTTCGGTGCCGTCGCTGGCCATGAACAGGCATTTATCGGCACCGCTCACGGCTAGCTGCTGATCCATCTGCACCTTGTAATGCTCGGGCAGCGTTTCGACCGTGGAGGTGCGCAGTTCGTCGTTCACCATCTTGTGTTCGAAGATGACGTCCTCAAGCATGGTGCAGCCGTCAAAACTGGCGAGTAACCAGGGGTGGTCGTCATGCGTTGCCGTGCAGGGGTACAGCTCTTCGCCGATGATGCGCTCGGCAATGGGGCGCGCCTTGGCTTCAGTGGCATGGCCTTTATCGAACAGCCGCTGTTGTGCCGGACTGACCTCCGGCACCTCGTCGGTGTATTTCTGTTTGAGCAGATCTGAGCGACTGGTGTACTTGCTGACCCCAGCCATTGCCGGGGCTTCGCTGGCAGTAAAACAAGAGGCGCGTAGTGCGCCCCATTCGGCTGATCCCTGAATTACGTCATGTACGTTCATGCTGCCTCCTCGCTTTCGACGTTACGAATAGCGGCTTTCTGGTCTTCGGTGAGCTCGCCCTTGCTGCTGACCATGGCGATGATCTGCTCGGGCGTTTTCTTGCCTGCCTGAATGACGCCTTCCCATTTGGGGAAGTTGGCATCGAAGTCTTCGGCGGGGTAATGCGGCAACGCCTGCGGCTTCGCTTCTTGCGGCGTCGGGTTAATCTCCCGTTCTTCGGGAATGTCGCGGGCTTCCTCGACGGTGATCAGGCCGCCCAGCGCATCGGAGAATTTGTCGCGTAAGGCATAGCCGCGTGCGCGCCACATCAGCATGCGCTTGGGGTAGCTCTGCCATGGGCCTTGCTTGCCCCATAGCCCGGCGTGCTGGGCGTCTGCCTGGCTGAATGTGACGGTGTGCTTAGTGGCGTCGCCTTTACGCCACACGGTGCAGGTGGCGGTCATCGTGTTGTCATCGAACGACTCTTCATGGCCGCCAAACTTCGGGTGGCTCTGCACCAAGGCAAGCAGCGCATCGCCATAGATAGACGGCTTGCCGTTGATGACGGCGATGTTTTGCAGGGACTGGATCGGGTTAAGACCAAGCTCTGACCCCATCATCATGGCCACCAGCGTATCCTGCTCTTTGTTCTGGTAGTTCTTCGGCACCATGTTGCTGTAAGCCAGCATCGAGGCAAGCCGCATGGCCTCATCGAGGCTTTGGGGCTGCATGGCAAAGCCACCGCCGCTGTTGTGTCGCGTGATATTGCTCATATAAACTCCTTGGTGATCTATTTCGACGTGGATAAATCCGGCCCCTGACGTGTTAGCGCACGAAAGGGGCTTCTTTATGCCGCTCGATGCTCGGTTTGGTCTTCCTCGACCTCTGTCTGCTCGTCCTCGGCTACTTCATGCGCCCAGTCATCCAAAATCTTTTGGCCGGTCGGATTTTTGATGTAGGCCTCGACCATGTCCGCCACCGTGGCGGCTGGCGTCAGCCATTCGATCTCGCTGGTAAGGTCGCCTACGCCATCCAGGTAATTGGCGAATAGTGCGACGTGATGGGCATCGCCCTCGGTAACCGCTTCGACGATCGCGGCGGCGCGCAGCCGTATTTTTGCCTCTCGGTTCATGCGGCCTCCTGCGCGTTTTCTTGAATGCGCTCAAACTCGACGACCCACACCCAGGGGTTGGCGTCCCAGCTTTCAGCGCCGTTGATTGATTGCCAGAGTTCTTCAAAAGCCTCGCAGGCATCACGATCAATCTCGCCAGTAGCCTGGTCCGTTATGCGCCCAAAGCTCACGCCTTCCTGTGCTGCATCCTTTGCGCTTATATCCTGCAATCGCTCAACGCGAACGCTGACGATCTCTAGCGTGATACGTGAGGCCCAGCGCGGCATATGGATGGATGGCCGTGGGCGCTCCCAATCGCCGCTTTCAGGCTCGCCATCCGCCCAATACCAAGTGACAGGAAGGACAGGCATGTGGTTGGCTTCATCTGGATAATCAATGCGGCGGCTCGGTTTGATTCCAGCCATGTGATACTCGCCGCTCCAACTCTCACGTACCCACAGCCGATCACTGGGCTGGCCGTAGGGGCATCGGGCATATATTGAGTCGGCGAAGTGGTATTCGCCTTTCTTGATTCCCCATTTGAACTTGCCTTCATTTTTGCGCGGGCTTGCTTCTATGACGTAGCCGCCAAACGAATGTGTTTCCGGTGGCTGAGGCTTAACAACTCGCCGCGTCTGCGTTTTTCGGCCTGCCAGAATGGCGTTGACCATGGCAGCGTTGAATAAAATCGGGCGTTCTTTCATGCGACCTCCTGGCGATTCGCAACGATGAAGGTAGCGAGCTTGTCCGCCACCTCGGCGGCTGACGTGCCGTACAGGTGGGCGATCTCGCTGCCCTTGTCGAAGATCATGGCGCTGAAATACTCGCCGCCGCTTGCGTGGTAGGCCGTGCTGACAGAGACATAAAAACCGCACTGTTGGCGGCAGGTGTCGGCTAGGCCGTGTAGCTGGTCAATGGCTTGCATGTCGTTACCTCGCTGGGCGCATGCCGGGACAATCCTCGGCAACGTTAATGTCGTCTCGCCAATCTCTATGGCCGTTGCGAAACTCAAGCGGCACGCCGCGCGCTTTCTCGGCCTCAAATTGAGCGACCCGTTCGCAATAGCTAAGCAGCTCGCGCTCGGCCTCGGCCTTGCTGTCATGCCCAGCCAAAGCCAAGGCAGAAAACAGCGCGGCGATAGCGAGGACGCTAAGCGTTTTCTTGCGCATGGCGCTTTACCTCTTTGATCAATTCCGGTGGGAAGCCGCGCTCCTTGGCTCCTTTGCGAGCCAAGCGGCGGCCAAAAAATAAGCCGCAATCGACTCTGGGTACGATGCGGCCTTCGTGGCGTTCGCGGAGTATGTAGGGCGTGGTCACTGCCAGGCCTCCATCAACTGATCATTGAGCGCCTTCTGCTCGTTGCGACGCTCGATCTCTCGACGCAGTGCGTAACGGGAAGCCGCCGCTTTATCGTTGCGGCTGTTCAGCTCTTGCTTGCTCAATGCCTTAGTAGGTAGTTGCATAAAGCCTCCTGTGTTGGGCGCGCCGCCTCGATCTATCGCAGTGCCAATGCGGTGAATGGAGGGAAGCGGCGCGGGCATGGTCACGATGCGCGGCCATGCCAATAAAAAACCCCTCGGCTGAGGGGCGAATGCTTGCTCTTCCTTGAGCCGACACGTGATGCGGATGCATCGGTGGAGCGCCCTGTGAAGACGTCGCATGTCCGCAGTCAGTTGAAAACGGCACCGAACCAGGACGCTCCCCGATGCCCTCGAATTCTCAGCCCAAGGGCAGGCTTTAGGCCGCGTTTACCCAGCGGAACGGGCTACTGCTCTTTACGCGCACCGTTCGACTTAAACTCTCGACCAATGCGCTTGCCTTCTTGCTGTAGCCATCTGCCAAGTTGGCGAAGCTCTTTCGGTGTCATGCTGTGAAGCATCCCGACCTCGAGGCTGACAATCTGCCAAGGTCTGCGCGTCTCCTCTTTCGCTTTCTGATCAATTACAAGCGAGACATCCAGATAATCATGCTCAACTTCTTGCGTTACGACGCCCATATACCCACCTCCTGTTGATTAGCGGCTACGCGCCTTTAGGCTCAGGCATCCATCCAAGCGCTCGCTGTTCTGTGATGTGCGAAACTGCGTCGCCATCGCACAAATGCTGCCATGCGCCGCAATTCGAGTTAACGCTGTAAGGCTTTACCCACCTACATAGGCGGTACCAATTGCCGTCTTCATCGCGCTCTTTAACGATGATTGCCGTGCCGTCTCGCGGCGCTTCATCCATCGGCCTTAATCGAAATCCTGGTTGTTCGCTCATACCGCTCTCCTGTGATCGTGATCAAAAATCGAGGTAGCGGCTGCCCTCTCGGGTACGACCGCGAATCCGCAATCTTCTCAACCGCTACGTCGATGCCCGCTCAGTGAACGGGCTTTTATTAACCGAGCAAGTCAGCCTCTATTGCCTCCGCCAAATTGGCGTAAAGCTCGCCTCTTTTCTTCTGGCGAGTAAAGCGAGCAATCGTGATAGTTCCTCGAACTACCTCAAACGTGTTGCTAACTTTCTTTCGCTTGATCCAGTAGGCAGAAGAGCAAAGGTGCTGTTCTTGCCCCGGCCATGCGATACGAAACCAATCGTCTTTGGTCGTTTTGCCGTGCTCAAAAGTCGCGGCAACAATATCGCGTAACCTGCGCTCAACTGGCATCGGTAGTTGGCCAAAACTTCTCGCCTCTGAAATGTTCGCTGCTCGCTGGGCGTCAATATCTTCATGGATATTGCGATTAATAATGCCGATGCATTTATTTAAGCCTTGGCAGGCTTGGGTTAATTGGCTCATTTCATTCTCCTGTTTCATCCATCAACACACCGTGATGCGCTGATGGATGGCTACTCAGTGAATAGCCATCACATCCGGTACTGACCCCGGATCGGTCTTTTTCCTACGTGGCCTCGCTACGGCCTGGGTGCCAACCCGCTGCCCCACGTCTGTTAGGGGCCGCCCCGCTTGGGTGTCGCTGGAATCACTCAGCCTGTGAGTGGATGCATTGGCCCAAGCACCGGGGGATCGCAGATTGTCGTAAAGAGCCTCCACATTGCCCGGTGGTGCGGGTGTTGCTACTGCTAAGCGACGGTCTGAACCTGCCCCGCCTTTCGGGCCATGCGAGTCTTGCCAGCTCGGCGCATCGCATCGTCTGTGCCTGTGAGCATTGCTGCCGATAACAGCAAGCACATGGCGGCTTTCCCTGCGTATCGAATCCATCCTTTGGCCTGGGCCAGCGCTACCGCTGCTGTGCCCCTGTTGACGCCAAGGCGGTCGTAAGCTCGCTTGAGCCCTTTGCTTACCGTTCCCGGTGAGCGACCTACCGCCTTGGCGACTTCCTTGTGGTTCATTCCGTTGGCAACGCACAGCAGATAGGTGGCTTCCATGCGGGTCATTCCTTCGCTGCCCTTGGTGGTTTCAATTTCTGCCACCCACTCGCCTTGTGTGATTTCCATGTCGCTGGCCTTCTGCTGTGCCGTTGTGTGAGTTAAATATAGGCAATCCTATAAACATGGTCAATAGCTTTCCCTATATTTTTTATTAATTCCTATATTTTCCTTTCTTTGCCTATACTTACAGACACAAAAAACCCGCCTCATGGGCGGGTTGAGCTATTTGCTAAGTGGTTTTTCTAGCCAGCGATCATCCTGGCAGCGGTGAAAGCAATCCCGGCGGTTAGGCCAACCATGGTAAAAGAAGTAGCCACGTACCACTTCACCATAGTCGACTCCAGCTTGCTCAGGTCGGACTTGGTGGCGCTGTGAGTCTCAATAGACTTCACGGTTGCCTCTATCCCAGCCAAGCGCTCACGAATATCTGGGACGGCTTTTTCCAGGGCCTCTATGCGCTTTTCCATATCGTTGCCTCCAGGCGGTCCACCGCCAGAATTTGGCTTATCTGGGGGTATTTTAGCACCATTACGGCGCCCCTCGCCTACTGTGCGCATTTGATTTGCAGTTCTCGTCAGAACATGGCGAGATTTTGGCTTCTTAGCACTCAATCAAAATTCTCCCACCAGAAGACCTTGCCGATGATCTTGGGAGCGTCGGGGTCTGCGAGACTATAAACCTCTTCTGGGTATTCATCTGAGTTTTCGCTAACGACGCGCACGCGGTTCAACGGAAGGCGGTAAAGCTTTTTAACTCGCAGCATGCCGCCATGGTCTAGGGCGTAGATTTTGCCGTCTACAATGCCCTGGCAGCCCTTGTCGATCCCTAACGTGGCCCCGTCGTGAATAGCTGGCATCATTGAGTCGCCTTTTGCTACCGCTAAGGCAGCGTTGTGAGGCTGAACGCCCTGGCGGGCCAATCGAGGCAAGCTGAAACGCTCCTGGGCGCCGTGGTTCTCGATGACCTGGGTAGCGCCGTCACCCGCAGCAAACTCCACTTCTCGCAAAATGGGCAGCCACACCTCATCGCTACGTAAGGGCTCGTCGCCCTCAATGACCTCAATGTCCATCATCTCGGCGTTGCTATCAGGTAGCGACTGTTCAGCATCAAGCATATCGCCGACGCCCGTGGCTAGCCATCGGGCATTTACTTTGCACACCTCGGCTATCTGCACGAGGTAAGCGCTAGAGCGGGACTCACCGCGCTCCAGTTCGGAAAGAGTGGGCTGCTTTATGCCAATGGCAAACGCCAGTTCTTTCTGATTCATCCCGATGCGCTTGCGGGCGCGCTTAACCCGATCACCGATGCTCATAACTGAGAAATGTATAGGCGAACCTATACTGTTGCAAAAAGGAGTTCCTATGCCTACTATATAGGCATTCCTATCTATGCAGGCTGTCATCATGCTTTCACCTATATCCAAGCTCATCGCCCACTTCGGCACCCAGGAGCGCACTGCAACCGCATTGGGCGTTAAGCAGGCGAGCGTTTCCGGCTGGGTGAGCGGTAAGCACGGCATGTCCGAGCTTCATGCAATTAAGGCCGAAAGGGCTACTGAGGGTGAGATCAAGGCGTCAGAGCTTTGTCCGCGATTGGCTGACGTAGATGCCGCCTAGTTCATAGGAAGCAGTATAGGTCAGCCGTTATAGGTGCGCATCGCCCATGATTGGGCTGGAAAAACATACAGGTAGGTGGGCAAACGCCCAAAACGATAACCGGAGGTAGGTATGGGACAGGAATCACGGCTTCAATTCACTATCGAGAAAACTGCTGGCTACGACCTGAGCGAACTCACTATCGAGACGATTAACCGCTTGTTCGATCAGCCGTCTTTTCACGAGACCGCCTTGCGCGCCGTGCAAGGCGAAGGCATTACCCGAGAGGCGTTCTTTGAGCAGACCGCCCGCGCAGTGCGGGCGGCTTATGAGGCTGCTGTCAGCCCCGACGATCTAGCTGACCACCACGCCAAAATGGGCGATGCAGCTAGCTCTATTTTCATGGACGCACTTCACCGCTGGCATAACCAAGAGCCACCCGAGGGCGTTTCCCGTGACGCCTGGATAGACGTCTTGGCTGGAATTGCGGCTATTGCTGACAACGAGACCAGCAGGCATCGCGCTATCGCCGAGAAGCTGGCCGGACGGAAGCATGCTTAAACACGACTCCACTAAAGACAACCGAATCCACTTTCGGGTCATCAAGGATGGCATCAGCTACGTGGTCGGGAAGTCCTGTTCTGCTGATCTCTCCTCGAAGCATGAAGATCAGGTCGTCGTAGCTAAAGCTTTTGGCGTCTCTCAGGGAGAGGCCAAGCTTGTCGATGGCGGCTACGCGCAGCAATTCGTCAACGCTATCCCGAACATCGGGTCGGCCAAAGAAGTAGGTCATCCGGCACCTGAAGATGAAGTGCTTTATGCACAGCGCCTCGATTGTCCTGGCGTTGGCGTAATGCAGCAATTTCTCCATGGCGTCCGCGTCGTAATCGCCTTTGTCGTGCTTTGCAACAATCGCGTCACGCTCTTTCGTCCATTCCTCAATATCAAACTCAAAAATGCCTTTCATGCTCGGCTCCGTGGTTTTGTCACTTTGGGAAATTTGACGATACCACGAATTGAGTCGAGCGCCCTTTAACGCAAAAAGCCCGCCAATCGCTGGGGAGCGGGCGGGCTTTTAACTTCAACTTAGTGAGGTAATTATGAACCAGCTCGCAGAATACCACAAGCCCACCATGAGCAGCCGCGAAATAGCGGAGCTTACTGGTAAGCGGCATGACCATGTGATGCGTGACATTCGCGCTATGTGCGAACAGATGGAAATTGACTCAACCCAATTCTGGGGTGAGTACCAAGACAGCACCGGACGTACTCTGTCGTGCTTCGAGCTTGATCGTTATCACACCGAAGTTTTGGTAACCGGCTATGACGTAAAGCGCCGCGCTGCTGTTATCAAGCGTTGGTATGACCTGGAAAGCGGTTCCGCCAAGCCTGTGACAGTTCAGTCCAATATTCCGGCCACCCTGGCCCTGGTTGAATGCGCTGCCAACCTACTGCGCGCTTCTGATTCCGGCCGCATTGTCATGCTGAAGAAGGCGGGACAGGCCATTGGCGCCGATACCAGCTTCCTGCCCAGCTACACCGAAGACAGCGCCCCTGGCCACGTAGGCGCCATGGACACCGCCAGCGCCACCCAACTGCTGCGCGACTACGGCATCAACTCAAGCGCCGCTGCCTTTAACGAGCGTCTTTACCAGATTGGCCTACTTGAACGCCGTGAGCGTAAATCGACGGGCGGCAAGGTAAAGCATTTCTGGTGCATCACCAACGAAGGCTTGGCCTACGGCAAGAATGTCGTCAGCCCTCAGTCACCACGAGAGACACAACCGCATTGGTATCGCGATCAGTTCGCCGAGCTGGTGGCTTTGGCTGGTTTGGAGGTAGCAGCATGAGCAAGCTCATATCGGATTCAAAAAGGCTGCGCATTCTCGAGAAGACTGAAGGCCAGTGCGCCTATTGCGGCTGCGCTTTAAATGACTCAAATCGCCATTTTGATCACATCGTCCCACAGTGCAAGGGCGGCACCAATAAGGATGAAAATCTTTTTGCCGCCTGCGGTTTTTGCAACAAATCCAAGGGCATTCAAACCCTAGAAGACTTCCGCCTTAAGCGCATTTGCAGCAAAGCGGTTAGCGAAGCTGGGTTCAATATCAATCAGCTTCGCTGGCTAGAGGCGCACGGCTTAATTCAAGAAGTGGCAAGCGATCCTGATCACAAATTCTTTTTTGAGCGCCTGGAGCTGAGCAATGAGTATTAAGAGAGCGCCACGCCCTGAAAGCAATTTCTACCTGCTGAATAAATCCATTAGCGAAGACCAGCGCCTTTCCTGGGCTGCTCGCGGCCTTCTTGTATTCCTGCTTGGCAAGCCTGACCACTGGCAAGTATCTGTCGCTCACCTGATCAAAGAGACTCAGGGCGCTTATAAGAAGTCTGGACGCGACGCTGTCTACGCAATGCTGACTGAGCTGGAGAAAGCTGGCTACCTAATGCGTGAGCGCGGTCGCGGCAAAGCTGGAGAGTTTGGCAAGGTGAATTACATCGTTACCGAGACTCCGCTTACGGATAATCCGGAAGTGGTGGATTCACCGGATACGGGTTACCCGGATACGGCTGAACCGTATACGGCAAATCCGACACTAGTAAGTACTGAGGGTTTAGTAAGTACTGAGGAACTACCAAGCACTGATGAAAGCAATGTTGCACCCGACGCTGAAGCGCCGGTCGCCGCCGGTAACGTGGTCGCGATTCGTTCGAGCGATAAACCGCGATGTGAAATCCCTCACGACATGCCTGGCCCGAAAGACCAAACCGCCAAAACGTTCAAGGCATGGGCTAACTACGCCATGGCTTACCGTCGCCGATACACGGTTTATCCCATCTGGAACCAAAAGACCGCTGGACAAATGGGCCACCTTGTCGACCGCGTTGGCAAAGAGCTAGCCCCTGCCGTGGCCGCGTACTACCTGGCCATGAACAACCAGTTCTACGTCACCAAGAGCCACCCCGTAGGCCTGATGCTGGCCGACTGCGAGGCCATTGCCACGCAGATGCAGACCGGCAGCCAGATGACGCAGACCCGCGCCCGCCAGATGGATTCGACGCAATCCAACTTGAGCAACGTTGACGAAGCCAAGCGCCTGCTGGCGTCCGGCTGGGGAGACGACTGATGTTGACGAAAACCGATGCCGAAGAGCTCCTGGAGCAGCTTTACGCCACCGCCGAAGTGCTGGGCAATGAGATCAAGCCAGCCGCTGCATCGCTGATGATCCGCGACCTTCGTCAATACGAGCGTGGCGAGATTGAGCAAGCCCTGGCGCGCTGCCGCTCAGAGCTATCTGGCCGACTGACGCTGGCTGCGATTCTTGAGCGCATGCCGAGCGCCGACGCCTTCATGTCGCCAAACGAGGCATGGGCGCTTGCGCTAAGCGGCGAAGACGACATGGACACCATTGTCTGGACGGAAGAAGTGGCCGCCGCCATGGGCACCGCCCGCCCGGTGCTGGATATTGGCGACAAGGTAGGCGCCCGGATGGCGTTTATTGGCGCCTATGAGCGCGAGGTTGCCAAGGCGAAAGCGGAAGGCCGCACACCCAAGTGGCAGGTATCGCTCGGCTATAGCCCAGAACGCCGCCAGGACGCTATCAGCGAGGCGATTAAAAAGGGTCGGCTCGAAGCGCCCAAGGTAGAACACCTGCTGCCTTCGCCGCACGGCTTCAAGGACCCGGACGAAGAGCTGCCGCCCGATGAAAAGGAGCGTGTTCAGGCGAACATAAGGCACCTGAGATCATTGCTTGACGATGACAATGACGCCAAGGCTGAGGCTGAGGAAGAACGCCGCCGTCAGTTAGAAAAGCGACGCAATGAGCTGATCAAGCAGGCCGAAGATCGCCAGCGAGGTGTCGCATGACCTTCTCAAAGATGCAACTCAAATGGCTGCGCGACCAGGGCATCGAGATTATCGAGCCCATGGCCAGCGGCTCGGTGAAGTGCTCAACGCCAGAGGGTGAGCGGTACTTTACCTCCAGCGACTTACAGCAGCTTGCTAAGCCGGGCTTTTTCGACCGCTTCACCGCTTTTATGGGGGTGCGCCATGCGTCTAACTAAATACGACTGGGCGCAAACCCAAGTGCCATGGCCTATGCGCGAAGCGCAGCCGCGACGCCAGAACCGCCAACAGAGCGCAGCTAAGGGGCTGATGGGCAATCCAAGATACGTCGCAGACCTCAATAGCTCAATGATGCAGCGAGAAATCGCAGAGAAGTGGAGCGTTAGCCAGCCCATGGTGAGCAAGCATCGGCAGATGTTGAGGGAGGTGGAGCATGGGTAAAGAGCTTGTGATCCCCGTCGCCAGCCTGCATCAGCACCAGTATTCGGTCGCCCGGGCCAGCGCCGCCATTGCAAAGGGATTGGAAGCGGGGCCTGTCGAGGTCGCCATCCGCCGCCCTGGCCGCGAGCTGGGCCAGAACGCCAAGTTCCACGCCATGATCGGCGACATCCATCACCAGTGCTTTCGTGGCTACTCACTCGATGGCGTTAAGGCCGTGCTGGTGAATCAGTTTGCAATTGAAATGGAAGAGCAGGGCGACCCGCTGGCAAACCCAGGCGAGAAGGTATGGGACTGGAAAAGCCAGGAGGCGGTGTACGTCCGACCCAGCACCACCAAATTCCGCAAAGCCGAAGCCGCGGCGTTCATCGAGTTTCTGTATGCGACCGGCGTAGAGCTTGGCGTCAACTGGAGCGAGCCTGCTCTGGCGGTCTACGAGAGCTACAAGGAGGCAGCGGCATGAAGCGCACCCCATTAGCTCGCAAGAGCCCGCTCAAAGCCAAGGCGCCCATGGCCCGCAAGCCGATCAAGCGTAAAGCCGCGCGCAAGCAGAGCACCGACAAGCGGTGGCGTTCAGAGAAATACCTGGCGTTCGTGCGATCACTGCCTTGTTGTGTGTGCGGCACCACGCCTTGCGATCCGCACCACGTTATCGGCCTTGGTTGGCAGCTTTCAGGCACCGGTTTAACCGCCCCAGACAGCTTCGCTATGCCGCTGTGCCGGGCATGTCATGACCAAGTACACCGAGATCCGTTTATGCAGGCTGAGCAACCGCGCTGGCTGCGCCAAACCATCATCGCCGGGCTCCATCAGTTCACCGGCGAGACTGCCAACCAGTTATCGCAAGCACTGGCGTTAATCGACGCCAAGGAGACGGCATGAGCATCTGGATCCTACCCGCGCTAGGCATTATCGGCATCGTCTTCCTGACCGGTCTCGGCATGTATATCCACGCATCGGGCAATCACGGCATGGAGATCGACGAATGATCATGATCAGCAGCAAGGCCGGGCAGCGGCTGGCGAAGGCAAAAGCCGCTCTAGAAAAATGGCGTCACACAGGTGAGGCAGGAGGCGCGCATCCCTCAAGGCTTAAAGATGAGTTTGGTCACGCATCTACAGCACTAGCGGAAGAGTTGATCGCCGACAGGCACCACCTGGCTGAGGGGGATTGATGCGCTTATTCGTTCCCTACATCGCAAGCAGCACCAACGTTGCGCTGCGTGCCAACAAGCACAAAAACAACCGGGAAGTGAAAGCGGCTGCCTGGGCCTGCAAGGCAGCGTGCCAGGGCGTCGTCCCTGTGGCTTGCCAAGTCGACCTGGTGTTTCGCCCACGGCTGGGCAAAGGCGAGCGCATGCGGGACACCAGCAACTACTCCATCAGCATGAAGCATATCGAGGATGGCCTTGTGGCCGCCGGGCTGATACCCGATGACCGGGGCCAGTACGTGCGTCGCGTCATCCTCGATCCGCCCGAGGTGGACCGCAAAGCCGAGAGCGGGACTTGGGTAGAGATCATTCCGGTGGAGGTGGCGGCGTGAAAACAATCTTATTGATATTGGCTTGCATCGTGGTTTTTTCGTTTGTCATTTGGCAAGGAGTCAACGTTTGGGCCGAATGCCGTGAAGCCGGACACAGCATTTTGTACTGCGTGAGGATGGTGACCCGATGAAGTGGAAGCTCAAAGACCGTGTTAATGATCGCTGCATCATCTCAGATTGCGGCGGCTACAGGATCAGCAAATTCACCTGCGGCGGCGTTGACCTGTTCCTGGTGTATTACGGCAGCCAGGAGATAGGCGAAGCGCCGGACGGCAACAAGGCACGGCGGATAGCGGAAAAGCACAGCAAGGGGGCGGTATGAAAGCAACGATCAGAACAGAGCGTTTCTACGACATCGAGATTGGCGGCGTGATGAAGGAAGGCTGGCGGGAGACCTCGACTTGGAACGGGCTACAGAAGCTTGAGCGCCCTGGCGAGCAGATGATCGTGGTAACCGAGAGCCACCTTGCCATGTTCGAGCTTTTCGCCAGTATCATGGGCCAGTCTAACGATGTGGATCTGCACATTATATCGGCAAGCCCGAGCCTACATGAGTGGATTAAAAGCGAGGTGGTATGAGCGAATTCATGCTGAGCGTTAGGTGCAATGCGTGCGATAGCCTCTTTAGAAGAGATGCTCATGACTCCGAGTTCTATAACTGTTTTCCAAAAAATGTTTGCGATAACTGCGGAAACCATGGGTTTCATGACGCAGTAGAGCGATGGGTGAGTGAAAGCAGGCTGCTCAAGCCGTCTACCTGGGGGCAAGGATACTGGGAGGCAAGACCATGATCACCAACGATGCACGGTTAGCCTGGGTGCTGGCTCGAGACGATGGACTGCGCAGCCAGGGCGTTGTCAGCATGGAGATGGCCGAGCTGGGCTGCCGGGTTGATTGCTCGATTAAAGGCGGCGTCGGCGCTGGGACGAACGCTGAGTATGCAGCGGTCAACACGGCAATCGAGCGCATGGACATGCCCCGGCAGTCGGTGGGCGACTTCCTGAACTGCCGCGGCGCGTTGAATGACGCCTCGATGAAGAAGGCCGCCACCATGGCCGCCCTTTCCGTCTCGCAGATTACAGCAAGCCGGTTGCCTGGCTTTTCCAAGTGGGCACCTGCCCGCCAGAAGATGCTTTACTGGCTTTCTTTGGCTGCAATTGAGCGTGTCTGGGTGCGCCTGCACAGCGTGCCGGAGAAGATCGATCACAAGGGCCGGGAGGAAGGCCGGACGCTCGACGAGCCTTGGAAGGTGGGCAAGTGGCTGCGCGGCAAGCACAGCCAGTCACTCGACCTAAAGCGCTGGGGCGAACAATGGGCCAAGCCCTGGCAGCTACTGCAAGACGTGGCGTATGAGCTAGATGATGCTGGCCAGGTTGAGATAGAGGAGCTATTGGGCATTAAGCGGCGATTACAAAAAGCATCTTGATACTTGCCACCCTGTGCGATATGGACTATGATATTCCTAAGCTGTTACAGCTACGCTTAATCAGCACCTAATTCAAAGCCTCGCCCTCACCGGCGGGGCTTTTCTTTTGCTATCTGCTCAAGCATGACCTGCATGCCGTAACTCATGGTCTTATCACCGCGCAGCACTGCGTTGATGTACTGCCGAGTCATACCCATTCGCCGGGCGAGCTCCGGCTTTGACTCAGCGCAGGCCTTGAGCGCTTCGGCGATCAGCTCTTTTGCTTTCGTTGTGTCGTGATACTTCTCTGCATCAATCATTCTGCCAGCAGCTCTGATTCGCGGCCCATCATGCTGACCATGTAAGAAGTGCCTTGCTCGTCTTCGACTTCAACAGCACGAAAGCCAAGGATTTGAGCAGCGCGAGCGGTGAATACTTGAACGTCCCAGCTAGCATCCGCCATGTCTTCTGGCTCAATGTCGAGATCCATATCAAAAATGCTTTTGCTTTCGTCGATCAGCGCTTCGGCGTCGTCTTCGTCGATATTTAGTTTTTCTGCTAACTCGGCAACTAAGTCAGTTAGCTTCTCGGCACCGTCATGATAGAAAAGCTGGCCCGCTTCGATGATCGCATCGTCTTCAATCTCGATGCTGTAGGTAACGTGCTCGCCAGCCGTCATCACATACGCTTCATCAACGAAGAACAGAAACTCGCCAAAACGACCAAATGAGTTGATTTCAGTGATTTCGCTTGGGCTGGTGTGAAGTAGTTTCATGTCTGTTCTCCTTGGCTGATGTGATCAGTATACGGAAACTTAGTTTCCATAGCAAGTCCTTTTCTGAATTATTTTATGTCGCCCTCCGGCCTTGAACCCCGGAACCTATGGGGCGGCGCTCATACCATGCCTCGCTTATGCGGGGCTTTTTTGTTTGAGGTTCCGCTATGCCGCGCATTACTGCTAAAGACGCGGGTAGCGTCAACTTATGTGCTTTTCTGGACATGCTCGCGTTTGCCGAGATCGGTCCGGCCATGCTCGAAAAGAGCGACGACGGCTATGACGTCCTGGTGGGCTCGCTGCCCAACGCAATGAGCACCTTCGACGGGTACGGCGATCACCCGCTACCAAGCAAGCGCGATGCTATCGAATACGCCCCCGGCGTCTGGTCCACCGCTGCCGGTCGGTATCAAATCCTTTCCCGCTACTGGCGTCACTACCGCGACCAACTCGGCTTGCCCGACTTCGGCCCGGTTAGCCAGGACCGCTACGCAATCCAGCAGATCAAAGAGCAGCGAGCGCTCGACCTGATCCATGACGGCGATATTACCGAAGCCATTGGCCGCTGCCGGAATATCTGGGCATCGCTGCCTGGTGCTGGATACGGCCAGCACGAACACGCCTTGGGCGACCTGATGCACGAATACGTGAAGGCCGGGGGAACGCTGAGCGGCGAGGACAAGACGTGGTACGAGCGGGCTGACCTGCGAGGGCCGAATGACTGACATCAAAGTATGGGACTTGATCTTCGACCAAACGCCGACCGTGCTGCGCTACACCCTGGGAATACTGACATTGGGCATCTTCACCTTGGCGGGCGTTCTGTACCGCTGGCACCGCGAAGACATGCGGGAAATGCACCACCGCGTTGATCGTCTGGAAAAGAAGATGGATGAGCGACACGCCGAGACGAACCGCTACTTGCTTGAGATCGCGAATAACACGCGCCGTGGAGGTTAATGATGGAATGGTCCGATGTTGCCAAAACGGTGGGTAAAGTTGCGCCGGTTGCTGGCGGGGCTCTTGGTGGCCCGGCTGGCTCTGCAATTGGCGACCTACTCGCTCGCGCTCTGGGTGTTGAAGCAACGCCGGAAGCACTTGAGCAAGCGGCGTCAAATTCCGAGTCAGCGGCAAAACTAAAGGCTGTCGAGAATGAACACCAGCGGGAAATCATGAGCCTGATGCTACAGGCTGAGACAAACCGCTTAGCCGAGGTCAACGAAACGATGCGCACCGAGGCGAAGGCTGATGATGTGTATGTCCGCCGGTGGCGTCCGACCTTCGGTTATCTGGTGGCCGTGTCATGGGCCCTGCAATCCATCGCCATTGGGTGGACCATCGTCGCCTCACCGGAAGAAGCGGGCATTGTCGCCCAGGCCATCACCGCCTTAACGCCAATGTGGTCTGTTGCCCTGGCCATTCTCGGCATCAACGTCCATAAGCGCAGCCAGGACAAGCAGGTGTCTGCCGGGCAGCGGCCTACTGGCTTTATGGACGCGATAGGCGCTATTCGCAATAAGTAACTGAGAGGCATGCGATATGACGATCCACATTCCTGAATGGCTGCTGTGGACTTTAGGCATAGGCATCGGCGTTCCTGCATTTTTTCTCTTATGCCTGTTTGCGGTAATCGGCGTTTCTCTATTGGAAGGCTTCAGGCGATGACTGGTCGCCTCGCCGCCTCGCCGCCTCCGCTGGATAGTGGCCGTGTGGCTGCTGTCGTGTTACTGGCATCGCAAGCGCAAACATTGAATAGGTAACCAAATGGCTAAGAAGACTGCCCGGGAGGCTGTCGCGCTGACAGCACGGCAGTCGAGATTTGTTGATGAGTATTTGCATCACGGCTTAGCGTCTGCTGCTGTTATGACGTCGCCAGAATTTACAGGCGAGGAGCCAAAGAGCGGCTATTACGTCTACTTGCTAATCAATCCTATAACCGACCGCGTTATCTATGTTGGTAAAGGCATAAGAAACCGTTCGCGGCAGCATGCGAGAGAAGCAAGGTCTGGCGTCGTCAGTAACGGTGCAAAGTACAGCGCTATTCGTGAAGTCCATTCTCAGGGAAAAGAGATAGAAATTGCTTACTGCCCGGCAGAATCAGAGGCGGCGGCCTATAAGCATGAGCGCGAGCTGATCAGCCTTCTCAAGGAAGAGGGCATAACGAACAAGGTTAAAGGCATCACCTCTTGCGGCGAACGAACGAGACTCGGCGCCCAATACAATCTTGATCGAATGAAGAGCCGGGAGGTGTGGAAGCGTGAGTTGCACCCCGGCCTTCACGATACCGTAATAAGAGTATTTGGCGGTCTTGATGAGTGCTACGACAAGATTCGCAATGGATTTATAGAGCTTTCTCAGGTGCCTGACGACTTCAACGGCACCTTCTCCCCTTCGCAGCTATTGGAATATCAAAATGGCAAGACCAACCAAGTACAGGGCGGAGTTCGCCGAGCAGGCCCGCAAACTGTGCTTGCTGGGGGCGACGGATGCTGACTTAGCTGATTTCTTTGAAGTGCCTGAGTCCACTATTAACAACTGGAAGAAGGCTCACAAAGAGTTTTTGGAGTCCATTAAAAAGGGGAAGATATTAGCGGATGCCGAGGTAGCTACTCGGCTCTATGAGCGCGCCCTTGGTTACACGCACCCAGAGGAGAAGGTGTTTCAGAACAATGGCGAGATAATTACTCATCAGACGATGAAGCATTACCCGCCGGATACAACCGCTGCAGCTATTTGGCTGAACAACCGGAAGCCTGACCGATGGCGGAATAAGCCGGAAGCCGATACGGGTAATGATGCCCCCCAACCCGTTCAGGTAGTCTTTAAGGTGCAGGATGCAAGCAGCCCAGAACGCGACCGAGGTGACGCTTAACCGGCCTCAAGGCGAATTTCTTTCGTTGCCGCACAAGTTCCGGGCATACGTGGCCGGTTTCGGTAGCGGCAAGACCTGGGTAGGTTGTGCTGGAATTGGCGCTCACGCTTGGCAGCACCCCGGTATCAATATGGGCTACTTTGCCCCCACCTACCCTCAGATACGCGACATCTTCTACCCCACAATTGAGGAAGTGGCTCACGCCATGGGGCTGCGCGCTGAGATACGGGAAGGGAACCGCGAGGTGCACCTGTATAGCGGTCGCCAATACCGATCTACCACCATTTGTCGCTCGATGGACAAGCCGGGCGCTATCGTCGGCTTCAAGATCGGCCATGCGTTGGTTGATGAGCTGGATATCATGGCCGCTGCCAAAGCCCGTATGGCGTGGCGCAAGATCATGGCGCGGATGCGCTACAAGGTCGACAACCTCAAGAACGGCATTGATGTCACGACGACGCCGGAAGGCTTCAAGTTTGTTCACGAGCTGTTCGTCAAGACGCTCCGAGAAAAGCCAGAGATGGCGGCGCGCTACGGACTGGTTCAGGCGTCCACGTATGACAATGAAGCGAACCTTCCTGATGACTATATAGATTCGTTGCTTGAGGCCTACCCGCCTCAGCTTATCGATGCCTACTTGCGCGGACTGTTCGTCAACCTGACGACAGGCACCGTATACCGCCAGTTTGATCGACGCCTTAGTGATTGCAACGACACGCTAAGTAAAGGCGAGCCGCTTTATATCGGCCTCGACTTCAACGTGGGCAAGATGAGTGCGATCACTCACGTTAAGCGTGATGGTGACCCCAGGGCCGTAGACGAGATTATGGGCGGCCTCGATACGCCGGACATGATCCGGCAGATCAAGGAGCGCTATTGGGAATATCGAGACGGTGATTATCGCAAGTCCTGCGAGATACGCATCTATCCCGACGCCAGCGGCGATTCACGAAAAAGCGTCAACGCCTCTACAACTGATATTGAGCAGTTAAAGCAGGCGGGGTTTAAGGTAATTGTCGATGCCAGCAACCCGCCAGTTAAAGATCGCGTGAACAGCATGAATGCAGCCTTCTGTAACGCTAAAGGCGAGCGACGCTACAAGGTCAATATCAGCAAGTGCCCGACCTACGCAGACACGCTGGAGCAGCAGGCCTGGACGATACACGGCGAGCCTGAGAAAGAAGGCGATAAAGACCACCCAAATGACGCGGCTGGCTACTTCATTTTCAAAGAATATCCCATCTACAAGCCGAAAGTCGGCATGAAACGAATCGGAGGCCTCGGCTAACTATGGCGGTCACATCGCAAAACGATCAATATGCCGCCATGCTCGAGGAGTGGCAGGAGATGGAAGACGCCCTGGTCGGGCCGCGCGCCATTTCCGCTGGCGGCACCACCTACCTGCCCAAAACCTCGGGAATGATTGAGGCCGAGTCGCTGGCAGCAACGGACAACAGCCCGCTATCGCCCGAGCAGGCCAAGCAGCTCTACCTCGCCTACAAGCGTCGTGCAGAGTATCCGCTATGGGTCAAAGACTCATTGCGCACCATGGTCGGACTGGTATCGCGCCAGGAGCCGGAGATTCAGTTGCCGGAGCGCATGGCCGACCTGATCAATGAGGCGACCAGCGACGGATTCGGGCTCAAGCAGCTCTATCTCCGCATCGTCTCCGCCCTGCTGACCAAGGGCCGCAAGCCGATGCTGGCCGAGTTCGACGATAATGGGCGGCCGTATATCGCTACCTACACCGCCGAGACCGCGCCAAACTGGCTCACGGCTGACGCAGGTGGCCGCCAAGACCTGACGCTGGTGGTGTTCAGCGAGCAGCGCGTGAAAGACGGTGCCGACGAGTTCAAGCCGGAATACGAGACAGTTTACCGGGTGCTCGACCTCGAGGAAGGTAGGCGTTACCGCGTTCGCATCCTGAATGATGCCGGGAACGAGATCGAACCCCCTGAATACCCAGGCCTTGTCGGTGGCAGTCAAAGCACGCCGCTGTCGTTCATCCCTGCCGTGTTTGCGGGCAGCACCGATAACAACGCTGATGTTGACGAGATCCCGCTGCAAACCATGGCCAAGGCAGCGCTGAAGTATTACCAGCTCAGCGCCGACTACTACGCCGCGCTCCACTACACGGCGCACCCGCAGCCGTGGATTAGCGGCATGGGCACCGATGACGATATCCGCGTCACTGGCCCGATGGCCGCCTGGATGCTGCCCAAGGATGCCCAGGCCGGTTATCTGGAGTTCCAAGGCGCGGGCATCGATGCGCTGCGCAAGGCCATGCAGGATCAGCAAAACGCCGCCGCAGAGTCCGGCGCCAAGGTGATCGATATAGGTGGCCAAGAGTCGGGCGAAGCGCGCAAGGCTCGCCAGAACGACCAGTACTCGGCGCTCTACAGTGTCTGCGTCACCGCTGCCGAGGCCGTCGAGCAGATGCTTCGCTACATCGCGTATTGGATGGGCATGAAGGACGCCGAAGTGACCAAGCAGGTCATTTTTAAGGTGGTGCCCAAGTTTTCTAAAGAAGAGATTGATTCCGCCACTCTGCAAATTGTCTCCAACATCGTAATGGCTGGCGAAGCGCCCCGCGCAGTGCTGTACGACGCGCTGCGCAAAATTGGCCTTACCGAACTGACCGACGAGCAGCTTGATTCGTTGCGGGAGGGTGGCGACGGCCTGCCGAATCTTGAGGATGCATAATGCCAAACGACCGCGAATCACGGCGCATTGCCCAAGAGGTCGTGGTCGAGGCTATCACCACGCACACGGTATGGCTGCACCGTGCTAGTAGCGCTCAAGTTAACCGTATGGTGGCCGAGTTTGATGAGCTGGCGGGAGAGCTGGCCGTCAAGCTGGCTGAGCGCCTGGATAACCTAGCGCCTGCTGAGCTGGCCGCATTCAGTCGTGGTCGATACACGACCGACCGCCTGAAAGGCTTGCGCAACCTGATTGACCAATGGGCCGAGTCGCTAGCAACTGCGGTCACTACTGAAAACGCTAAGTCGCTCGAAGAGCTGGCTGGCTATGAGGCGGGTTTTGCTCGCAGCTTGGTAGCCGATGCCGTGACCGGGGCGGTAGCTGCTGCCCCCGCTGCTGCTGCCGTTTATGAGTCAGCCATGCAGCAGCCAGTGCTAGGCCAGATGGTTGAAGATATGTTCGACGATGTGCCCAGACGCACCCGCAACATCGTTTACAGCCAGATTAGGCAAGGCATTAGCAGCGGCCAGACGAATCAGCAGATTATTCGAGCTCTACGCGGCACTAAGGCACTCAAGTACAAGGATGGCGCGCTGAACTGGACGCGCAACGAGATTGATAACCTTGTTCGCACCAGTCGCGGGCATGTCAGTAATGTAGCGTACGAATCGACCTATGAAGCGCTTGGCGTTGAAGAAGTCGTTGACGTGGCCACGATTGATTTTAGGGTCACAAAATATTGTGCTTCGATAGATGGCCGTAGGCACAAGGTCGGTACCGCTCACCCCAGACCCCCGTATCATTTTCGATGCCGCACAGTTCAGGCCCCTTCTTTCGCTGGGAACATAATGGGTAATCGGCCATATGTGCGCGCCTTCAAGCCAGTGAGTCAAATACCCAAAGACAAGCGGCCGGAAGATATGATCGGCCAAGTCTCTGCAAGCACAAAATATCCGCAATGGTTCGCACGGCAACCGGCAAGCTTTCAGCGCCAATGGCTTGGCCCTACCCGCTACGAGCTTTACAAAAAGGGCGGCTACAAAATTGAGCGGTTCAGTGATCCGCTTGGCGGTGAGCTGACAATTGCAGAGCTACGCGCACGTGACCGTGAAACGTTTGAAAGGCTGTTCGCTGAGGCTGCATAGGTTAAGCTATCCCCATGACACCCTGCGACGCTAACTTCCTAACATGGTGGCAATGCTGGCAGCGACAACAGGCGGGCATTGCTACCCTTCACGACCTGATCATCATGCGGATGAATTGGGAGTTGAGTCTGGCTGTTCAGATTCGCCTAGGAGTTATTCAATGAGCCGCAGTAGACGAAAGCATCCATTTTGCGCCGTTACTTGTTCAGGGTTTCGCCGGGGCGAGAAGCGCGATAAGCAGATAGCAAATGGCCGGATGAGGGTTGCTGAGCGCTCATGGCTCGTAGGTGAGCATGAAAGACCAGATCCAATAATTCGCGAAGTTGTGAACGTATACTGCTTTAGCAAGGACGGAAAACACCGGTTTGACCCACAGCTTTACCCAGAGCTGTCACGCAAGTAGCAACATTATCTGTTAAAGCCCAATCACCACCCAAGCCCTGGCATCCGCCGGGGCTTTTTCGTAGCAGCAGGAGAATGAAATGCAAACCATCAAAGTAATGCACACTGGCGAGGGCTATCAGGTCATCCCGTGCGTCGGTCAAGTTGTTGTTTTAGCCAAAGGCGACAGCGACTACCACCAGCTCTGCATAGAGCTTGAAGAGAGCCTCAAAGAGCAAGTGAACCTCGGCAGCATTGAGCCATTCACGCACCACAACCCGCGCGCGATTATCTGCTACTCCACGCCAGATGATAAAGGTCCGGGCGTTACCCTGTGCAAGACGTACATCTACGACGACGACCGCGCTTGGATCATGAACGCCAACGGCAAGACCGTGGCGACCGTATAACCCCAATTCTTTCTAACAGGCTGCCTTCGGGCGGCCTTTTTTATGCCTAGCTGCGCTGGGCTCACATGCAATACAGGCTGCGCCTGGAGGGAATAGATGGACGAACTGCTGAAACTGCTGGAATCCACCGTTGAAGACGAGGAGCAGCGCAAAGCCATCGCTGATGCTATCCAGAAGGACCGTGCCGGTCTTGAGGGTAACAAACAGCAGGTGCTCGATGAGCTGAAGAAGGAGCGCGAGAGCCGCAAGAAGATGGAAGGCACGCTGACCAGCCTGCAATCCGCCTTCGGCGAGCGCACCCCCGAGGACGTCAAGGCCATGATGGATCGCCTCGAAAACGACGAGATGGCCCGCCTGGCTGCCGAGGGCAAGACCGACGAGCTGCTGAAGAAGCACAAGGAGCGCTGGGAGGCCGAGCGCAAGTCCAGCGAATCCGCACTGCAACAGCAGATCGAGGAGCTGACCAAGGGTAAGCAGCACCTGGAGCAGCAGTTGACCCAAGAACTGGTCGACAACCGAGCCATGGCTGCCGCGTCCAAGGCGGGCGTCATCCCTGAGGCGATGGATGTCGTCAAGATGCTGGCCAAGTCTCAGTGGAAGCTGGAGGACGGCGAACCGGTGCTGCGTGACAAAGACGGTAACATCGTCACCGGTAAGAAAGGCGCGCTCACGTTCGAGGAGTGGGCGGCCGAGCAGCTGCGAGAATCCCATCCGTACATCTTCCCTCAGCCGAAAGGCGGCAACGCCCCGGGCAATAACGGCAACGCATCTACCAAGGTCAATCCCTGGAAATCAGACCAGCGGAACTTGACCGAACAGGCGCGCATCAAGCGCCACGAACCAGAGCTAGCCAAGCGCCTCATGGTCGAGGCTGGCATTCAAGAGTAACCAAACCGGGGTCGGTGGCTGCGCCGCCGTCCCAAATCACGGCTGCGCCGATCCCAAAACCCTTAGCCATCGACCTACGAGGATTTACTCATGGCCACTACTCGCATTAGCGATATTTACGAACCGACGACCTTCAACCAGGGTGTTGATGAAGCGTCAACCATTGCAAACCGCTTCTATCAATCTGGCGTCATGCAGCGCGATGGCCAGCTTGATGGTTTTGCCGCAGGACCGGGCCGAGCTATCGAGCTGCCGTTCTACAAGCCGCTGGCTGATGTTGAGCCCAACTACTCGAGCGACGACCCCACTACCAGCTCTACCCCTCAGAAAATGTCGGGTGGCCTGCAAATGGGGCGCAAAGCCTTCATGAACCAGTCATGGTCCGCCATGGACTTGGCGCGTGAGCTAGCCCTAAAAGACCCGCTGGACGGTATTACGCAGAAAATCGGCGTCTACTGGGCCACGCAGATTCAGAAGCGGACCATTCAATCGCTGATGGGCGTGCTGGCCGATAACGTCGCCAATGACGGCGAAGACATGGTGTATAGCGTGGCGACCGACGCCGCAGGCGCGCCCACTGCCGACGAGAAGATCAGCGGCGAAGCTGTTCTTGCAGCCAAGCAGACCATGGGGGATGCGGCTGGCGAGCTGACCGGCATTGCGCTGCATTCTGTGCTGTACACCTCGCTTCAGTCTCAAAACCTAATCCAGTACGAGCGTGACCCTGAGACGGGTCTGCTATACCCGACCTACCTGGGCTACAACGTCATTGTTGATGACGGAATGCCTGCCGTAGCTGGCACTAACCGCATTACCTACACAGCTGCGCTGTTCGGCGCTGGCGCGATGCTATGGGGTTACGCTGAGCCTGATCAAGCCTCAGAGATTGATCGTAAGCCTGAGACTGGTAATGGTGGCGGCCAAGAGATCATCTATAGCCGCCGCCAAGACATCATTCATCCGGTCGGCTTTGCATTTACCGGCTCTTCTGTGGCTGGTGAGAGCCCTACGCTTTCCGAGCTGGCCACTACTGGTAATTGGAACCGTGTTTACGAGCGTAAGTCTGTGCCAATCGCGTTCTTGCAGGTCAACGGATAATCCACTGATATTAAGAGGTAAAGGCGGCCAATAGGTCGCCTTAACTTTTAGGAGGCTCACATGAATCAAGCATCTTTGGCTGATGCCAACCGGCTTTATTTTGCTTCGCTGCGACAAAAGAATGGCGGCGCTCAAGAGTCTGAGCCCTCAGACAATAAGAGTGCTCGCCGTCAAGAGCTGATGGACGCCATCGAAGCGGCTACCGGCAAGCGCCCCGGTGCCAACACCAAAGACGAAACGCTCGAAAATCAGTACGCCGAGCTGACCAAAGACCCGGAGTAAGCCATGGCCTATATCACTGTCGAACAGGTCGATTCGCTGCTCGGCAGTGAGTGGGCCGACCCCGCCGCTAAGCCGATGGCGGTCGCTCAGGCCAACGACTGGCTCACCGCTCGCAACATCCCCCCGGACGCCGACGATGACCGCATTACCCGTGCCGGAGCCTATCTTGCCAAGATGGCAGCGGCCGGCACTTTGTACGCCGATACCCGGGGCGACGTGAAGCGCAAGCGGGTGAAAGCCGATAGCGTCGAGTCCGAAACCGAGTACGCCGATGGCTCCCGCGCCGTGCTGGGGGACCAGAAGTATATCGAAGATTTGCTAAGGCCCTGGCTTCGTCCTTTTGGCAGCGTCAGAATACTGAGCAGACTTTAATGGACTTTGTTGGTATAATTTATTCGTGCATCTAGGCTTAGCGGCTGAAAAGAGAGAACGTCACTCTCCTGATGCACTCCTCTATGACGATAACGTGAGACGACGTTATGAAAACCTGCACTAAATGTTTCGAAACAAAGCCATACGATGAGTTCCACAAGCTTTCAACCGTGAAGGACGGTCGGCGCAGTCAGTGCAAGCTATGTAGGATGCCTCCAGGCCGACTTGAGTTTTTAAAAAAGCTTTCAGACCTGAGCCAAAAAGGACTTAAAGAGTGCACTAAGTGCAAAGAAGTAAAGCCATTAAGTGAGTTCTACGAAAACGCCAAGTCAAGAGGTGGAAGATACTCAAAGTGCGCGCTTTGCTGCTCTAAGTATAGCCTTGAGTGGCACCACTCCAATCCCGAGCGAGCTAAGGCGAAGATGGCTGCATGGAGAGAGGAGAATTCTGAACATGAGGCTTCCTATAGAAGAGAATACTACAATAGCAACTCTGAGAGACTAAGAAGGCAAAGGCGGGAATACCACAAGGCAAACCCTGAGCGCACAAGGATAAGCGTTAGAAAATGGAGAAGGAGCAATATTGAGCGCGCTAGAAAAAGAGAGCGCGAGTATTATCACGCAAATAAGCACAAAGCTAGCCGCAAAGCTGATCAAGCACTTCGCTCCATTCTTCATAATTTCCTGCGCTGGACTAAAAGCGGAAAGGATTCTAGAACACATGAGGCGCTTGGCTATTCTTCCGCCCAGCTCCGTGAACACATGGAGCGGCAGTTCGTTAAAGGTATGAGCTGGGATAACTACGGCGATTGGCACATAGACCATATCGTCCCTATGTCTCACTATATTAGCATCGGTCAAATCGACCCTTCTATTGTTAACTGCCTGTCGAATCTTCGCCCTGTATGGGCGAAAGAAAACCTAAGCAAGAGCGATAAACGCACTCATTTGATATAGCCATTAATTCAAGAGCCAGTAGCCCAGCCGCCGCGCTGGGTTTTTTATGCATGGAGATAACAGATGAGCCTACGTGACGACATCCAGGCCGATATTGCCGAGGCATTCGATGACGTCGACGGCTTGGCTGATGCGGTGACCGCGTTCAGTTGCACCCGGGAGGTGGTCACCGGTGGCTATGATCCCGAAACTGGCACCACGCCCCAAACCACCATTGGGTATCAGGGTCGCGGTGTGTTCGGCGGATTTCGGCAGTTCGAGATCGACGGCGCACGCATTTTGGCCACCGATACCAAAATCACGGCCCTGCAGAACGAAATCTGGAGGGTCGAGAACGGCGAAGTCACGAATACGCCGGACGCACCGCAGGTTGATGATGTGATCAACGGCCTCACAGTGGTTGACGTCCGAAAGGATCCTGCAGACGCCGCCTGGATCATCCAGGCTCGGAGGACGTAATGGCTAAGGGTGGCTGGTCTCGACCGTTAGGCAGTTTCGTGCAAGAAGTAGAGCAAGAGCTGGTAGGCAGGCAGAGAACCATCGTTGCGGAAGCGCTCACGCTTGTTATCCTTGGCTCACCTGTCGACTCTGGTGCATTCAGAGGCAACCATCGAGTTTCTATTGGCAGCCCAGACAACGGTTATGACCCCTCACTTGGCCAGCGCTCTCCACCAAGAGGCGGACTCGAAATGGAAACGTTTGACCGTGAGTCGGCAAAGATTTCGGCGCTCAGCGTCCCATTTACCGTGGCATACATCCAGAACAACGCTCCCTATGCGGGAAAACTGGAAAACGGGAGCTCTCAGCAAGCGCCGGAAGGCGTCTATGAGACTGCCGCCAATAGCCTTAGGGAGAAATACGGACGATGAACCCCACGTTTGAAAGCATCCGCCTAGCCATCGAGCGACGCCTCGCCACCTGGGACGGCGTACCGGTGGAGTATGACGGCGCGCCGCAGACGCCAGCGCTGAAAACGGCCATTGAGGCCAAGCAAAGCTGGGTGCGCTGCACTATTCAGCACGGCGACAGCTCAGCGCCGTACAAAGGGTCGGAGCCCGGCATTCGACGCACTGGCATCGCTCAGATCCAAGTGTTCACCCGCGAAGATAGGGGCTCTCGCCCTGCCGCTTTACTCGCCGACTCCCTGGCAGAACACCTGCAGTTCTATCGCAGCGGCGGCCTTGAAATGCTGACTGCCAACGTTCAGCGCGTCGGCCCTGATAACGGTTGGTACATGTATTTGGTCCGAGCGCCTTGGCGCGCCGGATAGCGCCCACATCACCCCAATGGCCCGCATATAGCGGGCTTTTTTATGCCCGCAAAACGCCATAGGAGAACACCATGAGCAGCGGTTCGCAGATCGTTACGTACATCGTAGCCGAAACCACGCCAGGCGAGACGCCTACAGACCCCACTTGGGACACCTTGCGATTAACTGGCAATGGAATGTCGCCGGATGTTGGCACAGAGCAATCAAGCGAGATTCGCGCTGACCGCATGTCAGGCGGCAATGTCATCACATCGCTGGACTATGCCGGAGACCTTGGATACGAATTCTCAGCAGCATCCTTTGATCAACTGATTGAAGCTGCTTTTTACGGCAACTGGGAAGCTGACACTCCCTCAGTTGGCTCTGACACGTTGGAGATTGGGTCTACGCGACACACATTTACACTTGTCCGAGGGTATAAAGACATAGATGTATGGACGACCTTCAGAGGCGTCCATATCAACACAATGAGCATCGAGATCCCTGAAGAGGGAATTATTACCGGTACGTTTGGCTGTATGGCCCTTAGCTACGAGGGCGAGACTACCAACCCGACTGATGGCGATACCATCAACCCGTCCACCAGCACCATCGTGATGGGATCTGCTACAGCTGTTGGCGACATTGAGTTTGATGATAATCCTCTAGCAGCAGGTGCTTGCATTTCTTCGATGTCGCTCTCTATTGATAACTCAATACAGACGCAACGCTGCCTTGGAAAAGCAGGCCCAGGCGCCCTAATTGCAATGCAGGCCAATGTGACAGGAACGATTCAGGTTGCCTGGTCACAAGATACCTTTGCGTTATGGGGCAAGACGCTTACTCGCCAGTCCGTAAAAGTATCTTTCCCGCTTCAAGACTCGTCTGGCAACACCTACCTGTTTGAGCTGCCTCAGATAGAGGTGGACGGTCAGCTTCCTGATGGGGGCAATAACGACCTTGTAGAGGCTGAGCTGAACATCGCAGCCAAGCTAACGCCGATCAAGGTAACGCGCACCCTGGCGCCTTAACCGCTTTCGCCCTGGTTCGCCAGGGCAATCCCCGCGCCATGCCCGGCGCATTACCAAGAGCCTTTCGGGATAGAGCCTGGAGGAGTGCCGGTGGCTTTCATCGGGCCTCTCTTGGGCTGGTACATCCTGGGCAACGGGCTCTATCACCAAAAGGAAAGACCGATGCAATCTCTTATGTTTGAAAACACTGAGATCAAAATCATTGATAAGGGTGGCGAGCCGTGGGTGGCCGCCTCTGATCTCTCAAAGGCGCTTGGCTACAGCCGAGAAGATGAAGTTGGGCGAATCTATCGGCGCAATGCTGATGAATTTACGCCCAGCATGTCCCAGACCGCCAATTTGGCGTTCTCGGGAAACCTCACCAAGACCGTGCGCATATTCTCGCTTCGCGGCGCCCACCTTATCGCCATGTTTGCTCGCACCAAGAAAGCGAAGGCGTTTCGCCGGTGGGTGCTCGATCTTCTTGATGCTATTACACAAGGCGCTGAGTACGTCCGCAAGCAGTACGAGCAGGCCAGCAAGGCGCTGGAAGATAGGCGCGAACAAGCCAGCGAAGAAGGTCGCGGCCTTGCCTCCTGGCGATGGGAAAAGCAGCCGCTTCAAATGCGAGTCAATTACTGGCGTGAGCGACAACAGCTCAGCCTAGCACTTCACTAAGCCCGCCCCGAGCGGGCTTTTTTACGGCTTAATTTCGAGCGTCAGGGCTTACCGCGACCCTGGCGCTCTTTTTAATTCGCGGAGCGGAGAGAAGATATGGGATATAAAGCAGGTCGTGTAGACCGGAAGAAAGTAAACGACGGTGTTGCGGTGGAAGTTTGCGACGCGACGTGGATCATTGCCCGCGCAGGCAACGCTCAGGCGCTTGATGCGGTCGAGGAGGTGCGCAAGGCGTCGCTTAAGACAGGCGAAGAGCGCATTCGAGCCAATGCCGAGATCATCGCTGACGGCATCTTGCGAGGCTGGAGTGATGATGTCGAGGATATTGAAGGCAATCCGCTGCCATACTCGAGGGAATCCGCTATTGAGCTATTGATTGACGACCCCGAGCTAGCTGACGGACTGCTGGCTGAGGCTCGTCGCAACGAAAACTTTTATCGTGACGATATCGAGACGCAGAAAAAAAAGCGATAGCCGCGCTTGAGTACGAATTGCGAGCGGCGGGCAGAGAAAACAAGCTGGCAACGATTGCGGCAAAGCTTGGTATCGCTGATAAGGTTGAGAAACCCGAGATAGACGACCGCACCGCCTTCTGGCTTAACGCCTACTCGCTCGCTGAGCGCGGCAGGCCATACACGAACGGCTTCCCCCTACCCTTGCCACCCCTCAATATCATAGCTCTTGTAGACGCCTTGTCGCTCGCTGCTGAGCCTGATGAGGCGGTAGTAGTTGTGTGCTCTATGGATGACGCCTGGATTAAGTGGCGGGATAGTAAGCAAGGGAAGAAAGCCAAGTAAAGGGCATGAATTGCCCGAACAAACCTCTGGAGGTCGACAGATGAAAAGTCAAACCGCTCAAAGCAAAGCAGAGAAGTCTGCCCAAAAACATAGCGATGCAGAGGTTTTAAAAAGCCTCAGCCGAGAGATTGAGCAGTCTTCTCTATTTAAATCACTAGCAGCCCGAGAAGAAGGGAGTAAGGGCTATATGCTACTCCCAACTGGCAGAGTGCTTATTTCAGATAGCCTGCTCGACAGGCTGTTATTTCCTAAGCTGCCGGTTCACTAGCGTATCCATAATATCGTCAGAGACTGCCGTAGGAATATTTTCTCCAGGAAATACAGTTTCAAAAACCTTTCTTGGGATATCGTCACCCATTTCAGCATCCCTCGCAGCCGCAATTACTGCGCCGCCAAGGTAGGATTTCGCTTTAGCCTCATCAATCTCTCTCATAAATACGCCCATCGCTATGAGCGTTTGTATCGTTTGATTCAAGTAATCAGGACTCGACATTGGTAAATCTCCTAGCTTGTGGTGAGCGTAGAGAGTATCAGTCGACGTAGGCGAGATGCAGACTGTGTATTAATACATGCCCTACCCCTCCCCTCCCGCCTGCGCTACGATTGGGGAAACTGAGGAGGGATTATGACCAAATGGGTAGCTATTGCATTTATCGCGCTGGCATTTGCAGGCGGTGCTCAAGCTCAGCAAGTTGATCAAGAGAGCCTGAGAATCCAACTGATGAGCTACAGCACGGTAAAAGACGTCGCCTTTACAAGTAGCGGCAATGTTTATGTTGGCGTTCTAGATAACGGCAACAACCGAGACGGCTACGCAATGTCGGTTTGCGAAGATGTTCGAGAGTTCGCCACTGGCAGTGGCCGCGTGCTGGTGAAGATGATTGATATAGCCGTCGCTGCTAGAGGAGATGGCTTTGAGCAGCTCGGCAAATATTGGTGCGAGATATAGCTTTGCACATCGGAATACAACCCGCCTCGGCGGGCTTTTATTTACTAGCTCGCTTATGCGGGCTTTTTTTATGCCTGGAGACAGCCTGTGTCATATTCCTCTCGCCTAGAGCTACAGATAGATAGTCGCACAGGGGAACGGTCTCTACGGCGCGTAGAAGATCGCCTGCAGGGCGTAGAGCGAGCTGGCGACCGTGCGCAAGGCTCAATGCGCGACATGTCGGGCAGTCTTGATAGCGTCCGCCGCGTGGCTATTCTGGCCTCTGGCGCGCTGGCCGGCCTAGGCCTAGCTCAGTTCTCACGTAACACCTTTGGCGCTATCAGTAGTGCTCAAAAGCTTCAAGCATCGCTAGAAACTGTCACCGGCTCAGCCGATGCAGCGGGCCAAGCGTGGGAATCACTTCTAGAGTTTGCCAGCGAAACACCGTTTACGCTGGAGCAGTCGGTACAGGGTTTTATTCGCATGAAGTCATTGGGGCTAGACCCGACCAATGACGCGCTGCGCTCGTTCGGCAACACCGCCTCAGCCATGGGCAAGGACATGATGCAAATGGTGGAGGCGGTAGCAGATGCCACCACAGGTGAGTTCGAACGCCTAAAGGAATTCGGTATTCGTGCCAGTAAGGAAGGCAATCAAATTACATTCACCTTTCAGGGCGTGGAGACTACTGTTCGCAACAGCTCAGAGGCTATTAGCGAGTACCTGCAAAGCATAGGCGAAAACCAATTTGCGGGCGCCATGGCCGATCAAATGGACACGCTGGGCGGAAAGATGTCGAACCTGCAGGATTCCGTTTACCAGCTTTATATAGCTATTGGCGACGCGGGCGCGACTGACGCTTTCAGCGGGTCAATAGACAGAGCGGCTGACTCGGTCGAGCGACTTACAGCAGCTATTGAAAATGGTGCATTTGATGATCTTATTGGCTTTTTCCAAGACGCTAATACCGAGGGTAATGCCTTTATAGCTGAGATATACGGCATTAAAGAAGAAGCTGTTGGAATGAAAAACACCTTGAGCGCAGGTCTTCTAGAGATAGAGGCCAGCTTTCTAGATATGCGCGCTACCGGTGTTGAGGCGTTTGCAGGGCTTGCGGCAGGAGCAGCCGATACAATCAACAAAGGCCTGGTTCCGATACAGCAGGCACTAAATTACCTCGATGAAACCTTTGCCAATCTACTCGAAAATGTCGGCAACCTGCTCGGCCCTGCTGGTGGTAACTTCATCGCCCAAGCAGAAGCAATTCGCAATGGGCTGATTGACCCCCAAGGACTTGCTGTTGAATCTCTTGAAAATACGTCCGAAGCGTTACGCGATCAAGCCGAAGCAGCGCGACAATCTGCCGAGGCTATTAGGTCAGGCGGAGAGGCTGCTAGCCAGGCATCAAGCTTAGGATTTAAACCGCTTTCGGGCTGGTTATTCGATGTTGAGCAAGCAGCTAGCGGCGTTAACAAAGGGGTGAATGAAGCATCGGGAAGCACAAAAGAAGCCCAACGCCAAGCCGACCAGTTCGCCAGCTCCCTTCGCTCCCTCGAAGAACAGTTATTCCCGCTCGAAGCCGCCCAGCGGCAGTATCGCAGCGAGCAGATGTTGCTTACCACGGCGCTGACACAGGGCAAGATCGGGATTGAGCGTTATATGGATGCCTGGCAGCGCCTGGAGGATGCACAGCGCTCCGGCGATAACTGGCAGGACGCCTATGGCCTGGATGGCTCCGCCACCAAAGAGCTTGAAAAAATGGACGGCGCAGCCCGCGACCTTGGGCTGACGTTCGAGAGCGCCTTCGAGGATGCGATTATCGGCGGAGAAGGCTTCCGCGAGGTGCTATCAGGCATCGCCGAGGACATTGCACGCATCGCGCTGCGCAAAGGCGTTACCGAGCCTGCTTCTGACTGGCTGACGGGCGCTATCTCGACAGGCATATCAGCCTTTGCGGGTGGCGGCGGTGGCGGTTATAGCGGCGGCTGGGCAAGCAGCGCCACGTATGCCGAGGGCGGCTACACAGGTGACGGCGCCAAGATGGACCCCGCTGGGGTCGTCCACAAGGGCGAGTTCGTCGTCAAGAAAAGCGTCGTCGACAACCCTGGTGTTCGCCCCTTCCTTGAGGGTCTGAACAAAGGCTACGCCAGCGGTGGTTATGTGGGCGGCGGCTCGGGCGCAAGCATTGCGCCAAGCATCACCTACGCACCGCAGGTCACGGTACAGGCACAGCCAGGCGCAACTCAGGAGGACGTAGGCCGCCAGGTCAAAGCATTCAAGCAAGCCAACAAAGCGCAGTTCGCCGAATTTCTCCGAGAACAGCAACGCCCCGGCGGCATGCTGGCCAAGAGGTAAAGCATGGATTTCCTACCCGATATTGGCCGGGAGCCTGACTATGGGCTCGCCGGGAACCCTTCGTTTGCCGTTGATAAAACGCAGTTTGGTGACGGCTACCAGCAGCGCCGCCCTGCTGGGCTCAATTCAGCGCGGCGGAAATGGTCGGTGTCTTGGACATTGCTCGAACGCGAGCAGATGGAAGCGCTTCGCCAGTTCCTGATGTCACGCCTTGGGGTCTATGCCTTCTATTGGGAGGTGCCCGAGGAAGACCAGGCGCTGCGTGTGGTGTGCGAGGAGCCGCCGACCGACACCTATGACGGCTATCGCTACTATTCGCTGTCAGCGACGTTTACAGAGGATTTCGGGCTATGAGCCAGACTATCGCCAGCGGCGTACAGCGGCTAGAGCAAGACGCCATCGTGACTGTGTTCGAGCTGGATGCTCGGCAATTTGGCGACGGCATCCTCAGGTTCTGCAATGAGGCGGTAGACGGCGGGCTGGTGCGCTTCAACGGCTACGAATACCAACCGGTGCCCATCCAGGCTGAGGGCTTCGAGTGGAACGGCCAGGGCACGCTCCCACGCCCGACGCTCACCGTGACCGCCATGGAATTGGCGTTCCTGTCCCTGGTAATCAGCGCTGACGACCTCGTGGGGGCACCGGTTAAACGCATCCGCACCTATCGCCGCCATCTCGATGACGGCAGCGACCCCGACCCCGAGGCGATGTTCCCCGTCGATTACTACGTGATCGAGCGCAAGACCTCGCAGAATCGCCGCGCTATTCAGTTCGAGCTGTCCGTTCAGATGGATCAGCAGGGCCGCATGATTCCGCATCGCCAAGTGCTGCGTGACACTTGCACACACAGATATCGGTACTTTGCCAACGGCGAATACCAATACGACGGCGTGACCTGCCCCTATGCGGGCTCGGGCGAGTGGGAGCAAAACGGCTCCCCCGCTGCGCCGGGCGAAGATCGATGCGGTAAGCGGCTGTCAGACTGCCGTTTGCGATTCGGTGAAAACGGCGTGCTGCCGACAAGGGCATTTCCTGGCGTAGGGCGGGTGCGATGATGTTTGACCAATATGCTGAGCAAATACGCAAGCAGGCCGTGGCTGCCTACCCCAACGAGGCCGTTTGGCTGATCGACAAAAGCGGATGCCGCCAGGTCAAGAACATCGCCAGCGAGCCTACTCAGACCTTCCGCGTCGATAAGCGCAGTATGGCGGCAGCGGTAAAGCGCGGCCTGCTGGCCGTGGTGCACAGCCACCCCGACTTCCCTGACTGCCCGAGCGAGGCCGACATGCGTGGACAGCTATCGAGCGGCGTGCCCTGGGGTATCGTCGCCACCGATGGCCAGGCCACGACGCCTATTCGCTGGTGGGGCCATAGTGAGCGTGAGCCGCTGCTTGGGCGCGGCTTTGTCCACGGCATCACCGACTGCTATTCGCTGATCCGCGACTACTACGCGATGGAGTTGGGCATCGACCTGCCTGAATACCCGCGCTCGTGGGAATGGTGGCGTAACGGCGGCAATCTCTATCTTGATGGCTTTGCCGAGGCGGGCTTTCGGCGCATTGAGCGCAGCGAGGCCATGCCCGGCGACATGTGGCTGGCCCAACTGCGCAGCGACGTGCCCAGCCATGGCGGCATTGTGCTTGAGAATGGTTTGGCGCTGCATCACCCGTCCGCTCGACAGCCCGTTGATCCTGCCCGCCTGTCGCGCCGCGAACCTATCGGCCGCTGGCTGCCCTACATCACTCACTGGATGCGACACACCGCGAGGGAATAATGAAACAGATCATCCTGCACGGCTCGCTCGCTCACTTCGGTGAGCGTTTTTCGTTAGACGTTCGCGACCCTGCGGAAGCCGTGCGGGCGCTGACGACCCAGATCAAGGGCTTTCGTGAAGCGGTTGAGGCGGGTAGTTGGCATGTGATTCGCGGGCCTCTGGAAGACGGCGAATCGCTGAATGAGGAGGGCTTGACCGTGGGGCTTGGCAATCAGAACGAGATTCATATATTGCCCATCGCAGAAGGCGCTGGTGACGGCATTTTGCAAACAATTGCCGGTGCGGCTTTGATTGCTGTCAGCTTCTTTGCCGGGCCTTTGCAGCCGTTTTTATTCAATGCGGGCGTTGGTCTAGCCCTTGGCGGCGTTGCTCAAATGCTCGCCCCTTCTCCCGACTCCAATTACGACGACCGAGAAAGCCCCGACCAGCGCCCATCGTTCCTGTTCGATGGCCCAGTAAACACCTCGACCCAGGGCCTCCCCGTGCCCGTCGTCTATGGCCGCATCAAGACCGGCTCCGTTGTAGTGAGCGCAGGCATGACCTCGGAGGAGCTAGACGCATGAGCGACCCGACAATGGACGAGGCGTATCAAGCCGACGTGCAAGATTCGCTCTACGGCGAGGGCGGCGGCAAAGGCGGCGGCGGAAGCGCACGCACGCCCCGAGAAGCGCCTAATACGCTGCGCTCTACCAGCAAGGCGCGCATCATCGACGCACTGTGTGAAGGCCCTATTGTCGGCCTTGCCGATGGCATGAAGTCGATCTTTTTGGATGACACCCCGCTGCAAGACGAAGGCGGCGACTACAACTTCCAGGGCGTGACCGTTCACACGCGAGACGGTGACCCTGATCAGGCGCATATCGCTGGCTTTCCAGCGGTTGAAACCGCTAATGATGTATCGGTCGAGGTGTTGGCTGATACGCCAGTGGTGCGCACCGTGGGTAACCTGGACGCTGATGCTGTGCGCGTCACGGTGCAGCTACCTACCCTTACCTTTCAAGATAAAGAAAATGTCGACCTGCTGGGCACGTTCGTCGATATTGCCATCGACGTGCGCCCTGATGGCGGGTCTTGGGTGCAGCGCAAGACGGACACTATCCAGGGCAAGACGACCTCGCCCTACCAACGCACCTACCGCATTGACTTAAACGGCAGCGGCCCCTGGGATGTTCGCGTTCGCCGCCTTACCGCCGATAGCGATTCGGCTACGCTACGCAATCAAACCTACTGGGCCACGTATACGGAGGTTATCGACGCCAAGCTGCAATATCCCGACACCGCCCTGGTGGGGCTTGAGGTCGACGCTGCGCAGTTCGGCAATCAGATTCCCAAGCGTTCGTATGACGTCAAGGGCCTCATTGTCCGCGTGCCGAGCAACTACGACCCGGCGACGCGCACGTATTCCGGCCTATGGGACGGATCGTACAAGTTGGCATGGAGCGATAACCCGGCGTGGTGCTTTCTCGATCTGGCAACCAGCCAACGCTACGGCGCCGGGCTGGAGTCAGTCGATAAGTGGGGTCTCTATCAAATCGCTCAGTATTGCGACGAGCTTGTGCCCAACGGTTACGGCGAACAGGAGCCGCGCTTTACCTTTAACACCGTCCTCAGCAGTCGTGAGGAGGCAATCACCGCGCTCAATACCCTAGCATCCGCTTTCCGTGGCATGACCTACTGGGGCGCGAATACCGTTATGCCGGTTGCGGACATGCCCGCCGATCCGGTCAAGCTCGTCACTCCAGCAAACGTCATCGATGGCGAGTTCGAGTACAGCGGCTCAGCGCTCAAGGCGCGTCACTCAGTCGCGCTCGTGAGCTGGAATGACCCTGACGACAACTTCCGCTTGCAGGTTGAGGTGGTCGAGGATGCCGACGCCATCCAGCAACTTGGGTGGAAGCAGCTCGATGTTACCGCTGTGGCCTGCACATCGCGCGGCCAAGCCCATCGGTTGGGCAAGTGGATGCTGGCCAGCGAGCGAGCCGAAACCGAAACCGTGACCTACTCCGCTGGCGTTGATCATGCGGACGTGCGCCCCGGCGACCTGATCGCGCTATCTGATCCGACCACGGCGGGTGCGCGCCTGGGTGGGCGCATTGTCACAACAGGGCTGCAAACGCTCGAGCTTGACCAAGTGCCGGAATCCGCCAGGGGTGACGACTGGTATTTTGACGCCCTTCTGCCCAGCGGCGGCATTGAGCGGCGCGAGGTCGCAACGTTTAGCGGCAACACCGTCACGCTGGTTGACCCGCTATCGGCTGAGCCTATTCGGGGTGCGATTTGGCTGCTGTCAAGCCAGTCCGTCGAGCCGCGTCAGTTCCGTGTGCTGAGCGTCACCGAGCAGGAGTCGGGCGTTTATCAAATCAGCGCGCTTGAGCATGACCCGACGAAATACGGGCGCATCGAGCTTGGTCTTGATCTTGCCGAACCTGATTATTCGCTGATCCCGACTGGGCCAGTCGTGGCGCCATTCAATATCAGCGTGGAGTCATTCCGGTACATTGCGGGCGGCACCGAGCATCAGGGTCTGACCATTAGCTGGACACCGAGCGATGACGCCCGAGTCACGAACTACATCGCCGAGGTGCAGGGGCCGAACGACGTCAAGTGGCGCGTCGCCCATAGTGGGCCGGGCACGTCGTTCGACATACTCGATGCGGCATCCGGCCAGTGGATGGTGCGGGTGCGTGGCGTGACCGGCACCGGCACGCTATCGCCCTGGGTAGCGCTTACGACCAACGTGGCAGGGCTGCTGCTGCCCATCCCGCCGGATAGCATCAACATCGAGGTGGGCACGTTCACCGTGACGCTGATCCCCAATGGTGGTCGCCCTGGTCAGCAGTGGGAGTTCTGGCGCGCGACGACCGCGCTTGATGAAAGCGTGATCGAGAGCAACGCCATTCGCCGCGCCGTGGCCAGCAGCTTGACCGATACCGAGCTAACGCCCGCCACCACGTATTACTACTACGTGCGCGGCATCAATGCCTACGGCGTCAGCGATTGGTACCCGGTGCAGGCCACCACCGAGAACGACCCTAGCAAGATCATGCAGGTGATTTCAGGTCAGATTAAGCAGACGGATCTGTTTTCCGACCTGAGTCAGAACATTGACGGCCTGAATTCAAGCTATGTGCTCAACATTACCGGCGGCGGCCGCGTCGCGGGGTTTGGTACCGCTTACGATGAAGACCAGGACGTGTTCGATTTCGGCGTGCTCGCCGATCGCTTCTACATCGCCCAGCCCGGTGACGGCGCACAGGAAGTGATCCCGTTCATCTTTACCGATGGCGCGCTGTATCTCAAAGAAGCGCTCATCCAAAGCCTCACGTTCACGAAGCTACGCGCCAGTGACGGCTCGCTGATCTTCCAGAACGGCAAGCTGCAGGCCGAGTACATCGCTGTCGATCAGCTCAATGTGGATTGGGCTCAAATAAAGAACGCCTCTATCAGCAATGCGCAGATTCAAGACGGCGCTATCACTAGCGCGAAAATTCAAAACGCGGCGATTACCTCGGCTCAAATTGCTGACGCACAAGTTGGGTCTCTCCAAATAGGTGAAAATGCGGTTACAGTGCCAGCCGCTTCGTCGTCTATAGGCAAGAGGTATTTTTACGTAACCAACATCAACAATAGCGTTTCTCTTCACTCGGCCACGCTTGACGCTGAGGGAGGTAGCATAATGGTAACTGTAAGCGCCATCGTTTACGCAGATGCAGGAGCGGGATCAGCGGTATATGTAACATTAAAGGAAGATGGCTCTACTGTTTTCAGAAAACAAATAGTCGAAAATTTTGAAACAAACAGCAACTCGGCCACTAAGCCATTCTCAGCCACGGTAATAAGGTCGCCCGGTTCGGGATCTCACACCTACAGCCTAGAAATGACAGCGTTTAATTACGGAAATGGCGAAACCTGGGCGGAGCTTTCATCCCTTTCATGCCTTGGCGTAAAACGATAGGAGAATTTCATGCCCCTAGCCTTATCCGGTCGCCTGACAACACCCTTTGGCGACCCACTGCCCAATGCTGTTATCCGCCTCGATGCGGTGCGTACCTCGGGCGCCGTGCTCAGCTACACCAACGCGGAAGCAGCCACCGACAACGGCGGCGACTACGCCATTAGCGTTGAGTACGGCACCTACGACATCCGCGTGAAAACCAGTCAGTCGTTCTACACACTGGCCACCAGCGTGCAGATCAACAGCGATAACACTGAGCAGGATCTTAATGCACTGTTGGTCGCTCACACTGGTTACGAAGCCCTGACGCCGCAAATCATTCTTGATTTCCAGGCGTTGCGTGATGAAGCGCTCGCCGCCCAACAAAGTGCCAGCGCGGACGCAGAGCAAACCGCGCTTGACCGAGTAGCCACGGGCGAAGATCGACAGCAAACCGGGCTCGATCGCGTAGCGACAGGCGAAGATGCCGCCGCCACCGCCGCTGATCGGGTGGCCACTGGCGAGGACCGCCAAGCGGTGGCCGCTGACCTAGAGCAAACCGGGCTTGATCGAGTGGCCACTGGTGAAGACGCAGCCGCCACCGCAGCTGATCGAATCGCGACAGGCGAGGACGCCGACGCCACCGCTGCCGACAGATTAGCCACTGGCGAGGATCGAACCGCCGCCGCCGAAAGCGCCCTCGAAGCCAAGCATTGGGCGAACTACCCTATTGATACCCCGGTGCCAGAGGGCGACGGCACCGAGCTTTCCGGCAGGCACTGGGCTGAGATAGCCCGCCAGCGCGCCGTCAACGCCATGGTTGCCCAAGGCGCGTGGGATGCCAGCACTGGCTCGCTGCCAGCAGAACCAGCCGGTGCAAGCTACTGGCTGGTGACCGGTGCCGCCAACGGGGTAACCATTAACAGTGTTGAGTACCGCAACAAAGACATGCTGCTGTGGACGCCAGGTGATGGCGGCGGTGGCAGCTGGTCGAAAATCGATAACACTGACAGCGTTGCAAGCGTTGCAGGAAAGACCGGGGCCGTGGATCTAACGCCAGCAGATGCAGGCGCTGATCCAGCCGGGACTGCTACAACAAAGGTCGCTGAGCACGAAGCCAAGAGCAACGCGCATACACCCGCCCAAGTAGGCGCTGACCCAGCAGGCACGGCCAGCGCCGCTGTCACTGCACACGAAGAAAAGGCCAGCGCGCATACACCCGCCCAAGTAGGCGCTGACCCAGCAGGCACGGCCAGCGCCGCTGTCACTGCACACGAAGAAAAGGCCAGCGCGCATACGCCTGCCCAAGTGGGCGCGGACCCAGCAGGCACGGCCGTGGCGGTAACGCCTTCAGGATTTACAAAATCAGATAGCAGTCAACCTGCTTGGGTAGCGCCTACAAGCACAACGCTTGAGACCGCGAGTGACCTGGTGATCATTGTTGCCTCTACGATCATCAACGTCGACGCCTCCACGGCTATCGTGCTTCCGACGCTGAGCAACGGCACTGACTACACAATCTATGCGCTGGCAGATGGCTCGCTTGAAGCGGTAGATGCTGATGATTTAGCACCGGCAGACAGTCGCGCTGTTGGTGGCTTCCACGTTTTCTTGACGGGCGAGATAGCAGAGCGGTCTCTTTGGGATTTGAGCTGGCGGCCTGTTGCACCCAGCCCACGCGCGATGGTTCATGACCCAAAATGTGGCATCTGGGCTGACATCTACCTTATGGACACCGAATACGGCCTTAATGGCTATTCTCGCAACAGCGCACAAATAGCTGTCGACGGGAGTGAGCCGGTAATTCCTGACGCCTACGGTGGCAACGGCAGCAACGTATATGGCTCCATGTCGTGGTGGGTCGCGGTAGATATTGCCAGCGCAGCCGGAAAACGTTTGCCCTTTTACAACGAGTTTACGTCTATCGCCTACGGCGTGGTCGAGCGTCAATCGGTAGGCACCTACCCCGCTACAACACAGCACCAAGCGGGACACCGTAGCGCCATAGGTTGCGAGCAGGTAACGGGAGCGATGTATCAGTGGGGTGCCGATATTTCCGCAACTACAGCGACGACTTGGCAGGATATAGCAGAGGGCCGCGGTAACATTTTTGCTGACAATATTAAGTCAGTCAGACTCGGCGGAAATGCAGTAAGCACTTCTAATTCAGGCTCAAGGGCCTCTCTTTGGAACGCTTCTCCCGATACATCTGGTATCAGCGACACAGCAAGGGGCGTTTGTTCTCATCTTAACCTACAAGCAGGTGAGTAATGTTCAGCAAAGACAAAACCGCAGGCCGCGTCGTCTGCCTAGAGGATTGCGGCCGTGTGCATAAAGGCGCAATCGTGCCCGAAAGCAACGAGCTTTACGCCGATGTCGAGGCGTGGATCGCAGAGGGAAACACGCTGGCCGAGTTCGACGGCTATCCCGACGTGCCCATGAATGAGGAGCAGCTCCAGGACTGGCGCGAAAGCGCCGTGGTATCGCGTCGACAAGGCAAGCAGCAACTGCTCGCTGACGGCCTGTTATCGAGCATACAGCCCACTATTGACGCGATTAGCGATGACACAAAGCGCGCGATGGTGCAGATCTTCTGGGACGATGCTACCGAGTTTGAGCGCATGAGTCCTGAGCTTAATCAGCTTGGTGCTGACTTGGGACTCAGCGATGAGCAGATAGATGAACTGTTTAGGAATGCGAGCCAGCGGTAGCCACTGGCCACCAAAGCAGCAAACCCCGCCGCCGCCTTGAGCGGTTTTTTTGTGCCCAAAAATCAGGAGGCTCTATGTCGACGCTACTTTTTGTATTAGCGGGCGTAGTGATTGTCGCCGTCGTCGGCATCGTCGGCTTTATCTACTGGCTGTATCACAACGACAAAGACTCGCTGCGATAGCTACCGCTTGCCCGTCAATTCCTTGAGCCTATCCGCTGCCTCCCTCGCGGCCCGGTCATAGGGCCGCTCTCGCAGCTTGGCGATTAGCTCGGCGTCTGTGAGTTTGCGCATCACCCCTCCTCTGCCGTATCGGCGTTAACAATCCCTCAAGCATAGCTCTAAGATCAGAGTATTCTTACCTCTAACGGTGGTATCGCGTCCCCGCTACCAATATTTCGAGAGGCAGATCAGTAACTTACTGGTCTGCCTTTTTTTGTGCTTACCGTTCACAATAGCCTTGGGCCCAGGCTGGGCGCAAACTGCATTTCTGCTTTCCCCCCAAAACACAAGTTATTGTTAGGCTCCAGACACGCCTTTCATCGACTCAGCGACTTCAACGCGTACTAGAGATGTCAGACGGCAACTGCTGGGGCCAGGGATTCTGGTTCAGCCACGCGATCCCCGCCCATGAATTCGAACAGCGGCTGAGCAAGCAGTCTGAGGCGTGATTGAACCTGGATCGTGCCGGGTTATATAAAAACCGCAAATTCAGCCTATTTCGCATCGTCATGCCAATTCCCGATAATCACGCCATCCTTTTGATAAGCTGAACCCCTCCATACAGGCAAGCAGGAGCGATGCCTCCTGACGGACCATGCCCTGGCCATTATTCATTTTTATAATAAGGAGGCTGCGCTTGGAAATACTTCAATATGCCCTGGGCAGTGCGGGCCTGCTGCTGTCGCGAACGTTAGAGCACATTGCCCTTGTCGGTGTTGCCGTGGGCATAGCGACATTGACGGGCGTGCCGATCGGCATCGCGATCACCAAAAACGAGCGCTTGGCTCAAGGGGTGCTGTATCTGGCCTCGATTATCGTCACCATCCCTTCAATCGCACTGTTTGGCATCATGATTCCGGTGCTATCGCTGATTGGGCACGGCATCGGCTACGTACCTGCCGTTATTGCGGTACTGCTCTATTCCCAGTTGCCCATCATTCGTAATACCTACACAGCGATAAACAACGTGAACCCCGCGTTGCGGGAAGCGGCCAGAGGCATCGGCATGAGCCCCAATCAACGCCTCCGTTTAGTCGAGATCCCGCTCGCCATACCGGTCATCATGGCCGGGGTTCGTACGGCCGTGGTGCTTAATATCGGCGTGATGGCGATTGCGGCCTATATTGGCGCAGGTGGCTTGGGCACCTTCATCAGCCGTGGCATTTCACAGTCAGACCCCCGTCAGCTGATCGTCGGCGCGGTTGCCGTCAGCGTACTGGCGATTATCGTTGACTATTCACTGTTGTATGTCCAAAAGCGCCTGACGCCCAAGGGAATGAGCCGCCAGGCCGACGCGACCTGA